GGCCAGTTCTACGATGGAGCCAGCATCCTTTATCGCCAGACGGGAGTGTGACCCGATACGGCCGTTTGCCGTGATTGCGCAAACGGCCGTATCTCGAAAGCGTGCGTTCCTGAGCAGCCCAGCGCACGAATAGGCCGTCTGACCCATTGTTAGACGGCCGTCCTTTGTAAGTGTGCAGGCATGGCCCCCGGCCTGCACATCTAGGGATGCCCGACCTATCACCGTCGGGCATCCTGCTATCTCTTAAACCTTATGATACTTGCACATAAAACCAGACTGAATCCAACACCAGAACAAGAAGAATATTTCCGCAAGGCGGTGGGCACGGTTCGCTTTGCCTACAATTGGGGACTGGCACGGTGGAAGGAGTTGTACGAGGCTGGAGAACGGCCGTCGGCGCAAGCATTAAACAAGGAATTCACTGCTATCAAGCGAGAGCAGTTCCCCTGGACTCAAGATGTAAGTGTTTGGTGTATCACGTATGGATTCAGGAGGCTGGATTACGCCTTCAGTAATTTTTTCCGGCGCATGAAAAATGGAGAATTGCCAGGGCACCCAAAATTCAAGTCGCGCCAGTCCCTCTATCAGTCGTTTTATATAAGCAACACAACAATCAAGCTTAACGACAATTGCTTCAGGGTTCCCAAGCTTGGGACCTGGGTCAACATGGCTGAGCCGCTGCGCTTTGATGGCAAAATTATGGGCGCAGTGGTATCTACCGATGGCTTGCATTGGTATGTTTCTATCGCTGTAGAAATGCCCGTTGTGCAAGAACCGCAGCCAGGAACGGCCGTTGGCCTTGACCTGGGCCTAAAAGATTTTATTGTTGGCCATGATGAAAACGGCCGTGCCTTCACCTATGAAAATCCACACCACCAAAAAACTGAACTGCGTAAACTCCGGCGTTTAAACCGTGAGTTAGCCCGGCGCGAACAGGGCAGCAACGGCTGGCTGAGAACCAAAGTCAAGCTGAAGCGCCTGCACCGTGCGATTAAGAACCGCCGCCTGGATAACCTGCACAAAATAACGACGGAGCTAACCCGCAACTATAAGGTCATCTGTGTGGAAGATTTGAACGTGGCCGGGATGGTCAGGAACCGCAAGCTATCCCGCGCCATAAGCGATGTGGCTTGGGGTGAGACTATACGGCAGTTGAAATACAAAGCTTCCCTGAATGGTGGCGAAGTGGTGCAAGTTGGCCGTTTCTTCCCCTCCAGCCAGCTGTGTTCTGAGTGTGGCTGCAAGAATACGGCCGTAAAGGATTTGAGCATCAGGGAGTGGGCGTGCGCCGGATGTGGCGCTATCCATAACAGAGATGGTAATGCGTCCGTAAACATTCTACATGAAGGTTTACGGCTTTTGAATGAACGTCGCGGTATTAGTTGAGTCGAGACGTAAAACGAACCGGGAGGGTGTGGCACTGGCCTGCCCAGTGAACGGTTAACCCACGAGGGACAACGGGATTGAAACCACTGCTACTTTATGCTATCCTCTATACTAGAGAACATCCAGACCCACTTCGTATAGGCATAAGGGATCGCCCCTAATAACCCCAGCACTAGATTAAGAATAGATTTAGGGCAGGTTAGGGTGGTTTTTCAGGTATATGGCCCTCACAACCGAGCAAGAACACATCATCGTAGACAACGCACGTCAATGGGCCGCCAGTCAGCGCCTGGAATCCGAGGACGACTTTTACACGGCCGTCCACCAGCAACTCGCTCAGCTGCAAGGCAACAATATCAACAAGCGTCGCAATACCATCATCGCCATGGGCGAAGCGGCCGTAAACCCCGAAATCTCTCGCACCTCCATCTTCAAACGCAGCAACACCATTTCCGAGACTGTCTTCTATAACAAAAGCAAAGATTGGTTCCAAAGCGCCAATTTCCGCACGGTGCTGGAACGGGTGATTGCCCTGTACCGCACCTGGGAATCCATCAAGCAGCTGAAGGCCATCGAGGCGCGGCAGGCGGAATGGCGCGAGGAGTCGTACCGCATCGGCAACAACATGGCCAAGCTGGTGCAGAACATGCTGGGCACCGACCTGTATGAAGTGGTGATGGAAGACGCAGACGGCCGTGAAGTTACGGTCATCCCCGCCAAATGGGCCTTCCGTGACACTGCCCCGATTATCACGGCCGCTGACAAGCTCATCCGCCTGAGCCTGGATATGCCCACCGATAAACACGAAATTGATGCCGATATTCACGAGACCGAGAAACCCCGCGAAACCCTGCGCTCGAAGCTGGACCAGCTGCGGCAGGGGTTGGTGGCGGAAACGGCCGTAGCTGAGGAAACACAGGAGGAAGATGATGATTGATTCAAACGATGTGAAAGAAGCAGTAAAGGCTATTGCCGCTGCTGGTTTAGGTTCTGTTGATTTATCAACCGTGTTACAAAAGTACAGTGAGCCGCCCCTGACCCAGATACCTCGCTATCTCCCGCTGCGTAGCGCCACCGAATTGGCTGTGCGCTTTGCGCTGGAAAAGCCGGGCAGCTTGATTGCCGTGTGTGGGCGTACGGCCGTATCAACCAAAATGCTGCTGTTTGGTCGCGGTGGACTTGCTCATGTTTTGAGCGAGCGGTCGCTCGATGACATCAAAAGACAGGCTCGCTTTGAAATTGGGTTCAGCAACGGCAGCCGCATCATTGGCATTCCATCGACTACGCGTCCCGAGCGGGTTCGGGGCTACCAGATCAACCTTCTTTTATACGAGTTTGGCATCGGCCAAAGATTTTTTGATGGACTTCTGCGATGCATACGGCCGTTGCCCGGCATAGAAAACTGCATCATTGCCATTACTGACGACGAGGCCGATGAATAAGCTCCAGGAATTAAAGAGGCTTGCCTTATGGGTTGTTTCTATGTGGCTTATCCGCCATCGTAGCATGACCGATTTTTCGTTATGGGCCAACGCTTTGTCTGCCCAAGACTACCAAGGGGTAGAGGAGTGGGGCCGCAGACTCACTATTTTGCGAGATCGCGTGATTGGGTACCAGCCGGGCGCAGTAACAAGTTCTGCTTTTGACGACGAGGCCAATGAGTGAAACGGCCGTTGCGGTGGAAGGCACCGCTGCTTACGAACTAGATTACGACGAGCTGAGCGACGCGCAGCGGTTGGCCTTACAAGACCCCAGCATCGTCGAGCAGTTCTTTAGTTCGCTAACAGACGAGGAGGCCGAAGCGCTTCTATACGAGTGGGCTTTCTGGGCCAGAAAAAAACAGAAACCCCCTCGCGGTAATTGGATTTATTGGTTGCTCCTTGCGGGGCGCGGATTCGGAAAAATGCTTTCTTTAGATACACCAGTGCCAACCACAACAGGTTGGACAACAATGGGCGATATCAAGGTCGGTGATACCGTCTTTGACGAAAACGGCTGTCCCTGCCGCGTGACGTTTGTGTCAACCCCAGAGATTCCCCAAACCGCCTATCGCTTGCATTTCTCGGATGGTGGCTATCTGGATGCCTGTGGCGATCACCAATGGGTGACCTGGACACACGCAGAGAGGAAAGCGTTCCTGCGCTCACCTTACGAGGATACTACGCGATTCCCAGAGAATTGGCCGCAGTGGCGATTGAAGCGGCTAACAGGCTACGGGACATACCTTTCAAGAGAAGTGGTTGAACAGGCTATTAACCTCCATCGTGACGGTCGTTCAATCAGGAAGATTGCTCTAGAGCTGGGCGTGTCTCGCAACGCCATTACACCGCACATCAAGGCTGGGTATTACATTGAGCCAGAGCCAAAGGTGTACGACGACTCTCCTGGACCTCGTATCCGCACCACCAACCAGATAGTTAAAACGTTGCTCTACGGCAAGAGAAAAGACAGAAACCACTGTATCCCCACCACACGGCCGTTGCAGTTACCCTACGCCGAGCTTCCCATTCACCCATATGTGTTAGGTGCATGGCTAGGCGACGGTAGCACTGATGGAGGGTCAATCACTATCGGTGATGAAGATGCCGAGGCGACACTGGCTCAACTCCACTATTTTGGCTTGCGTGCCCAGGGAGATAGCAGAAAAGATGGCGCTGCTTGCGCCACTTATACCTTTCACTGGGCAGACGGCCGTACCTTTATGAGCACCTTGCGAGAGGCGGGCGTGCTGGGTAATAAGCATATTCCCCTTGCCTATCTCCGGGCATCATCCGATCAGCGGTTAGCTTTGCTGCAAGGCATGATGGATACGGACGGAAATATTGAAGAAAGCTCCACTGTTGCCTTCTGTAATACAAACCCACAATTAATCGACGACTTTTACGAGCTGGCGGTGTCGTTGGGCAACCGTCCTACTGTTATTAGCCGGATTCCCATCCTGAACGGCCGCAAATGCAAGCGTGCCTACCGGGTGATATTTACTCCCTTGCAGCAAGTTTTTAGATTGGAGCGCAAGGCAGATGGGCTTTCATTTGGCGGGGGGCAGTCTCTACGCCGCTACCACCGAATGATTGTGGATGCTGAACGCATTGATTCCCCTGGCTTGATGCGCTGTATTTCCGTTGATTCTCCCAACAGTATGTACTTAGCAGGGTGGGGCATGGTGCCAACCCATAATACTAAGACCATTGCCCATTGGGCCATCGACAAAGCCCATGACATGCCCGGCAGCCGTGGCGCGATTGTGGCGGCAACGGCCGCAGATGCCCGCGACGTAATGGTGGAAGGAGCCAGCGGTATCCTGGCCTGCTCTTCGCCAGACTTCAAGCCCATCTACGAGCCGTCCAAGCGCCGACTCACCTGGCCCAACGGCAGCCAAGCCACCATCTTCTCGGCCGACCAGCCGGACCGGCTGCGTGGCCCCCAATTCCATTGGGCGATTGCAGATGAGTTAGCTGCCTGGCGGTATTCAGAAGCGTGGGACATGCTGCAATTTGGCCTACGCCTGGGCGACAACCCGCAGTGCGCCATTGCTACCACGCCCCGGCCTACGGCCGTTATCAAGGAACTGGTAAAAGACGAGAACTGCGTCGTCACCCACGGCACCACCTACGAGAACCGCGAGAATCTGGCCCCCGCTTTTTTCAAGCAGGTCATCAAGAAGTACGAGGGTACGCGACTCGGCCGTCAGGAACTGCTGGCCCAGCTGCTGGAAGATGTGCCAGGGGCATTGTGGAATCGTGTTCTGCTGGACAAGACCCGTGTCAGGAGCGCCCCGACCTGTTTCAAGATTGTGGTGGCCGTGGACCCGGCAGCCACCACCGGCACCACTGGTATTGTGGTGGTGGGCATAGCCAAGCTGCCCAACGGGGATACGCACGGCTACATTTTGGAGGATTGCACCACAGAGGCGGGTGCCTCCCCTGGAGCCTGGGGATTAGCGGCCGTTACTGCCTATCACAAATGGCAGGCCGATGCGATTGTGGCCGAAACTAACCACGGCGGCAATATGGTTGAGCACGTCATTCGCACTGTTGAAGGTGGCAAGAAAGCCAGCTACCGCTCGGTGCGAGCCAGCAAGGGCAAATATACCCGCGCTGAACCAGTGGCCAGTTTGTTTGAGCGAAACATGGTTCACATGGTGGGCACGCTGGGACTTCTTGAAGATGAATTATGCACCTGGGTTCCAGGTGAAGACTCCCCCAACCGGCTGGATGCAATGGTGTGGGGGCTTACTGATTTAATGCTCGATGGGAAGGAGATGCCAACGGCCGCACCCGCCAGCATGACCAAGTCCAGCCAATGGAGAAACTAACATCATGGCAAAAACAGATATTTACAAACCCATAGGCGTCACTGGCTTGAACCGCCAGGGCGGCATTATTGAAGAAGAGTACGAGCGGGCCTTAACAGGAAGCAATCGGCACAAGGTGCTGGCCGAGATGCAAAACGATGCTGTCATTGGCGCGATTTTGTATGCCATGGAGATGCTGATCCGGCAGGTGGCCTGGAACGTGCAGCCCGCTCATGATGGGGCAACTGCCGTACAGTGGGCCGACTTCGTGCGGGAATGCCTGGCCGATATGTCCACTGGGTGGGTGGATACCCTCAGTGAAATCCTGACGTTCTTGCCGTATGGCTGGGCCTACATGGAGACAGTCTACAAGCTGCGCAAGGGGCCAGAGCAGAAAGACGGCCGTTACCGCAGCAAGCACAGCGACGGCAAGATCGGCTGGCGCAGCTGGTCCATCCGTGCCCAGGAAACACTGGAAGAATGGGCCTTTGATGAGAACGGTGGCATTCAGGGCATGTGGCAGTCGGCACCCCCCGATTACGTCCGCCGCTTTATCCCCATAGAAAAGGCGCTGCTCTTCCGCACCACGACGCGCAAGGGAAACCCGGAAGGGCGCAGCATCCTGCGCAGCGCGTACCGTTCCTGGTACAACGCCAAGAACATTGAAAACACCGAGGGCATTGGCATTGAGCGCGATCTGGCGGGGCTGCCCATCGGCTACCTGCCTGCGGAGATGCTTTCCGCGAGTGCCAGCGCTGAGATGGCATCGGCCGTTGCTGAGTACAAAAAGGTGGTCATCAATATCCGGCGTGATGAGCAGGAAGGCGTTCTCTGGCCGCTCTTCTACGATGACAACGGCAACCAAACCAGCAAACTCGAGTTGCTTTCAACGGGCGGCTCCCGTCAATTTGACACCGATAAGATCGTGCGTCGCTACGATGAGCGTAAGGCGCAGACGGTGCTGGCCGACTTTATTTTGGTCGGCCACGGGGACACAGGCAGCTTTGCTCTGAACTCGTCCAAGACCAATATATTTGCCGTCAGCCTGGGGGGGTATCTGGATATGGTTGCCGGGATGACCAACGACGGCCGTCCGGTCGGTGTGGTCAACGAATATGCCATTCCCCGCCTGATGGAGCTAAACAATGTCCATCCTGACGATTACCCCATCCTCACCCACGGTGACATTGAAAAGGTTGATCTGGAGGAATTGGGCAACTTTATCAGCAAGCTGGCCGGAGCCGGTGCGCCGCTGTTCCCCAACCCAGAGCTAGAGAGCTGGCTGCTGCAGCAGGGCGGTATGCCCACGATGGAGGAGTGATGACATCTACATTTATAGCTTTGGGCATCTTCATCATTATTGCCACGCTGGCCATATATATATGGCGCGAGAATGGTCAGGTGCGCAAACGGCCGTCCGGTTCTGGTCTTAAACTGATTATTGATGGTGTTGAGGTGGGTACCTTTTGTAAAGTTATCCATCCCAGACCAGAAGGGTTCATCGAGCCTACCAAGATACCGGCTGTCAGCGCAACTTTTGAATTCAAGCTAGAGACAGAAGATTGGCAATGGCTCTATGACGCTTTTTTTCAGGATGGCGAATGATCCACTTCCGCGCCTCACCCGCCCCCGCACGGCCGTTCGTCGAACCACGCAGCCAGGAATGGCAGCTGGTTCACGCTGCCGCCGATTCAGTGGAGGATAAGCTGCGTCGGGCGTACCTGACGGCCGTAGGCAACATAACGGCAGATCTGAACATCACCAACCTCAGCCGGGCTATCTGGGACCGGTCGCTAACGGCAGCGATTAACCTGATCCCTATGGGCATCCTGGAAGAAGACCTTACCGACGCCAGCCTGGACCTGCTGCGTGATGTGATGCGCCAGGCAGGGCAGGGGAGTGTTGAGCTGCTGCCGGGCTACGTGGCGGGCTACAGCTTCGACCTGCTCAACCCTCGCGCCGTGGATTGGCTGAGCCTCAACAGCGCCAGCCTGGTCACCGGCGTGACCAACAATACCGTCGAAGCCCTGCGCTATATTTTGCGCCGCAGCTTTATTGATGGCATTCCCCCGCGTGATGCGGCCGTCTTCATCAAGAAGGTGGTCGGCCTGCTGCCCAAGCACGCCACGGCCGTTTACAACTACCGCCAGGAGTTGGTGGCCCAGGGCATGGGGCCGCAGCGCATTGATTCCCTGGTGGATAAATACGCCGACCGGCTGCTTACCTTCCGCGCCGAGATGATTGCCCGCACCGAAACGATACGGGCGGCCAGCATGGGGCAGCATGAAGGCTGGCGGCAGGCGGTGGCCGATGGGCTGCTGGATGAAAGCCGGGTACTCCGCGAATGGATTGTGACGCACGACGACCGGCTAAGCAAAAACCGCTGTGCGCCAATGGCTGGCCAGCAGCGCAAGCTGGAAGAGGAATTCGTTACCGGGTTAGGCGACAAGGTACTGACGTCACCCGCTGGGCCAAACTGCCGCTGCGGGGTGGGGTTGGTCTTTTTGAAGGATTAAAGGAGGAACGGCCGTGAACATTGATACTACGGACGGCGTGACAGTCATCTGCACCCTTTGCCCCAGCCGCGCCCGCGTGGTGGCGCTGGATACCAACGGCCGTGAGCAACTCCCTTACTGTTTCACCCACGTGCCGCTGCGGATTGATAAGCGGCCGTTTCGCCCGCTCAAGAAGAAAGATTCGGTTATCAAGGAGAAAACATCGTGAAAAAAAGAACCGGAACGCGCCTGAGAGCGCCGCTGACGCGGAATACGTTACAAACCTGGCTGCTCCAGAACAAACCTGGCCTTAAAACAGTTAGGCGGGGCAAGGTTGAAAAGTTCGTCATGCAGAATGGCGCGGTGGTGGCCAACGGCCGTACCTGGCGCGAACTGGCGACAAAGGTGGGTATGCCTACATGAGTGCCTTTACTCAGGTAGTCGGCAAGCAAACTGAAGACGACGATGAAGAAGCTGGCCTGATGGAAAGCTGGAAGAAGTATCTGTGGCGGGAGCGCGAGACGCGCCTGCAAGCGGTGTATGCCGTTGAAGATGCCCTCATCGCCCTGGGTGAGCCGGTGACCCGCACACGGCCGAAGCGAGCGCACCGATGAGAAAGGTCAAACGTGTTTTGATTGAATACGACAATGGCGAAACCCAGGAGTTTAGCAAGATTGAAACCGTTGTTGTCAGGCCCAGCCAATCTCTCCTTGCCGGGTGGCAATCAGACGGCAGTTATCGCATCATGAGAGACTTGATAGTTACCTACACGCTGGCCAATTTCTCAGAGATACGGCCGTTAATTGAGGTGGGTCAATGACCGCATATGGATACGCCAGAGGTCACCGCATCGAGTTCGATGAAGCGGCTCAGGTGTGGCGTTATGCTGACACGGGTGAAGTATTTGACCATGAACGGCCATGTACCCTTTGCCACGAAATGCCCACGCCAGAAGGGTGCGATGCCTGCCTGGGAGAACTGCCTGGCGCGCTGAATGCCTGCTGCGGGCATGGCGTTGAGGAAGGTTATATCAGCTACGTGTCTGGCGAAACGGCCGTGTTAATTCCAGGTGTGATTGGGTTAGGCAAGCCTATTAATTAAGGAGGAATAAGATGTACCAAAAAATCATCATCGTAGGCAACCTGGGCAGCGACCCAGAAATGCGTTATATGCCGGACGGCACGGCCGTAACCAACTTCTCCATCGCCACCAACCGTAAATGGACGGATGGCGACGGCAACCCGGCTGAGGAAGTGACCTGGTTCCGCGTTTCGACGTGGCGCAAGGTGGCGGAAAATTGCAACCAATACCTGAGCAAGGGCAGCAAGGTGCTGGTGGAAGGGCGACTGCGCCCGGACCCAGCAACGGGTGGCCCGCGCATCTACCCGCGCCAGGATGGCACCGTTGGCGCGTCTTATGAGATTACGGCCGATACCGTGCGCTTCCTGTCCTCAGCCAATGATCCGAGCATTCATGCCCCTTCGGCTGGGGGCGATACGGCGACTGAAGAAGATGACATACCGTTCTAATGAGTAACTTAACGGATGACCAGCGCAAAAGCATTGTGAGTATGATTCGTGCCGTTGCTGATGGGCTTGAAGACGGCCGTTTCCATCTGGTAGAGTCTGACTTCACACTTCCGTTCCAGGCCGATGAAACGGGCTGGCATCATCGCAAGATGGTGGTTGAGGTACGCGAGTTCTGGGGAATGGTTGATTTTGATCCTTTTGGACTGGATACGGTCGTTGTATCCCCTGGTGGAAATTGTTCCGGTACGCCAACCACCTCGGATGAGGAATTTAATATACACGAGTGGTCTGACAAGTGGCGGCGTGATTCGCGGCGTTGGTGTGTGGATAACGATGACGTGGTAGACGTGCGCTTATCTAACGCTTTGTGGAGAGCTTCGCTTGTAAGAGAGGATGAGTACAAGATGGTTGACGGAAATTACACAAGGGTTAAAGCGCCGCCACATCTGGTGCATATATTAAGTATCCCCCGACACATGGATCGCCTCCCAGACTTTGAGGATGCGTGCCCTCTGATCGCATCGGGGGCAATGAAGATACGCAACGTGGGGGAAAAGTCCCGACAGTTAATTGCGGGCGTTCTACGCCGCTAATGCTTGACACTTTTTAAGTTTTCCTATATCTTTTTACCTAGAACGGTTCTGAAAGTTCTCTAACTAACGCCGCAGCCTCTTTCAGAACCTTCACACAACTTTATACGCCGATAAATCTGTTGGCCCTGGACTCTCATGTACGCGTGAGAGTCCAGGGCCTTTTTTGTTTCCTATGGCCAACACACCCCAGCTTACATCCCTAACCGAATGGCTCGACCAGGCAGTTCAACGCGTGACGGCCGGAGAACACCCGACCATTGCCGAACTCCTCGCTGAATTGGGCGACCTGCGCGACATCCCCGTTGAGGACTTAACCGAAGACGACGACCCCAACACGGCCGCCGAACTCTTCCAACCAGACAGCGATACAGATTACCCCTCGCTGATGGTGGCCATCCCTGTACCTGAATCGGTTGCGGCGCAGCTGGAAATCCCCGGTGGCGTGCCCGCTTCCGAGATGCACGTCACGCTGGCCTACTGCGGCGATACGGCCGTTCTTACTGACGAAGCCATCGCCAACGCCATTGTGTGTGTGCATAAGGTAGCCCGCTGGCAACGGCCGTTGGTGGGCAAGATTAACGGCGTCGGTCGTTTCTACGCCAGCCCTAACAGCGGCGGCCTGGATGTGCTGCACGCCATCGTTGATGTGCCCGGCTTGGCAGACTTCCGCGCCCAGCTGCACCGCATGCTGCGCGATTATGGCTGCCCCCCACTGGCCGACCACGACTACAACCCGCACATCACCCTGGCTTATTTGCAGCCAGACAGTGAGCTGACGGCCGAAATTCCCACCGTGCCTTTCCTGGTAGACCAGATCGCCATCTACATCAACGGCGAGATGAAGACCGTGCCGCTGACGGGGCATAACCACGATGAATACCCCAGCATGTACGCCGAACCCATCGACGCGGAGCTGCCCGACCTGTGCAACGACCACGGCATCTACCGGCTCTTTAACGAATTCCAATTCGCTGAGCCACCGGCGCAGATTCCATACCTCCCCAAGCCTGGCACCTATACCCATGCCAGCTACGGCAAAATCACCATCACCCGCGAACGCAACCAGCGTTTTGTGGATAACTTCAACAACAGCGTCTACCAGAAACAAATCCCCGTAGACGCCGAACACCAGACCAAGCTGTCTGGTGCGGTCGGCTGGATTACCGCGCTCGTCATGAACGATGACGGCTCCGTCGATGCGGCCGTGTCCTGGACAGACCGGGGCAACAAGCTCATCGAGTCCGACCGCTTCAAATATTTTTCCCCCGAATGGTACGAGGAATGGTGCGACCCAGCCACCGATGAATGCTACCGCGATGTAGCCATTGGCGGCGCTATCACCACCCGTCCCTTCTTCAAAGAGAAGTCTTTACGGCCGTTGGTGGCATCCGAAAGCGGCATGTCCATCAGCCCGACGGCCGATGACCCAACACCCATCGTGTTCGCGGCCCAACCGACTACGGCGGCCCAAATCAAAAAACACAAGGAGAGTGCTATGAGCGATACACCCAACACGCCCACTGCACAGGAGTTTGCTGAACTGACCCAGCGTTACGAGGAAACGGCCGCAACGGTCACCTCCCTTACCGAAACCCTGGAAACAGAAAAGCAAGCCCGTGTAGCGGCAGAAGCTCAAGCCACCGCAATGGCTGAGCAAAACCAGGCACTTGCTGACCGCGTGGCCCGCATGGAAAACGAAGCGACCGAAAAGCGCTTCAAAGAAATGGTTAACGGCCCAACACCGTGGTACGGCGAGACCGCCCAACACGTCAGCGTTTTGAAGACCCTGGCTTCCGCCTTTGGCGAAGACAGCGACGCTTTCAAAGCCTACGTGACCAACCAAGAAGCCGTAGCCAAGCAGCTGGCCGAATCCCTCCTGTTCCAGGAGATCGGATCGTCTGCGTCTGGCAATGGCAACGGGACAGAGGCGAAGTTGGCCGCTGAAACTCGCAAGCTGATGAGCGAGGATTCAACGCTGACCTACGAGCAAGCCTACGCACGGGCCACAGAGATGCATCCTGAACTGTACGAAAGCTACCTGATGGAGGTGAGCTAATGGCCATTGAGATTCCTGTCCTCAAACCCGGAATTTTTACGGCTTCGGCCGACCTCTCTGGGAAGCAGTTTTATTTTGTCAAAATATCCGGGGCCGGTACTGTGACCGTTTGTGCTGCTGCCACTGATGTACCCATCGGTGTGCTGCAGAACAAACCAACCAGTGGTCAAGCCGCTGAGGTCATGATGCTTGGTATTACCAAGGTTAGCAGCGATGCTGCCTTGTCCAGAGGCAACCTGATTGGTACTTCTGGTGATGGCCAGGCGGATGCCAAGACCCCCGGTACGGACACAACCGAATATGTTGTCGGTCAGGTCATTGAGGCGTCAACCGCTGCTGGTGGTTTAGCAACGGCCGCTATCAACTGCCTGAATCCGGTACGGGCCGCATAAGGAGACATTGAACCATGGCACAACCAAACCAAAACTCTGTTCATGTCAATCGGCCGTTAACCAATATCTCAATCGCCTATATTCAAAATCAGGCGAACTTCATTGCAGATAAGGTTTTCCCTGTCGTGCCGGTTGATAAGCAGGCGGATATTTATACCGTCTATACCAAAAATGACTGGTTCCGCGACGAGGCTACTGCCCGCGCCGCTGGTACCGAGTCTGCTGGTTCGGGCTACAACCTGGACAACAGCAATACCTATTACTGTGTCCCTTATGGGCTGCATAAGGACGTGCCGGATCAAATCCGCGCCAATGCCGATTCTCACCTGAACCTGGACCGCGAAGCAACCGAACTGGTTACGCAGCGCCTCCTGGTTCGCCGTGAGCGGCTGTGGGCCACCAACTTCTTTGCCACCTCCAAATGGGGCACAGATAAAACTGGCGGCACTGACTTTACGGTATGGAGTGACTTTGCTCTGAGCGACCCAGCGGCTGACGTAGAGGCTGGTAAGGTCACCATCCTGACCAACACCGGCTTTGAACCCAACACGCTGGTGCTGGGCTACAGTGTTTTCAGCAAGCTCAAGCAGCACCCCACCATTAAAGATCAGTTTAAGTACGTTTCGGCCAATTCCATCACGGCCGAAATGATGGCGCAGTTCTTCGACGTGGAGCGCGTGCTGGTAGCGAAAGCCACCTATGCCACCAACGTCGAGGGCGAAACGGCCGCTTATTCTCTCATCCAGGGCAGCCATGCATTGCTGTGTTATGTGAACCCCCGTCCCTCCCTGATGTCTCCTTCAGCCGGTTATGTATTCGGCTGGCGCGGCATTTCCCAGGGCATGGGCGTGAACATGGCTTTCTCACGCTTCCGCATGGAGCAACTGAAGAGTGACCGCGTGGAAGGCGAGTTTGCCTACGACATGAAAGTTGTCGGGGCTGACCTGGGCTACTTCTTCGCCAGCGCGGTGAGCTAATGCATACCCATATCGCGATTCGGAACTGCGGGGACGTGCCAGCGGGTGGTTATCTGACTATCCCCGACCGTGACCGTGCTGCTCTTATGGAGCGGATGCACCTGGTACGGCCGCTCAATGCCGTGGAAGAGATGGATGAGGCAAACACCCTTGACCTGTCTGCCCCGGTGAAGGTGCTGCCTACTCTGTTGCGGGGCATTGAGGATACGGCCGCCCTGGAAGCCGCCCTCGCAGCCGAATCGCGTTCTACTGCCAAACGGCATATCAAGGCTCGTTTGGCTGAACTGGAGAGTTCTGATGGCTAAAGAAAATCTACTCACCAAGGGGACTGCGTTAGCTGGGCACATGGAATGGGCTGGGGCTGACATTACCGTTTCGGCCGAAGATACAAACGTCGTTACGGTGACGATTCAGCTTTTGAATGGACTTGGCGGTGAACGCACTGAGCGGACGGCCGTATTGGCTTACCTCTCTGATGATGCTAATGGCGATTCTGTCGTAGCTACCGCCCCGGATGGTGGCGTGGCTATCGGCACCGATGGTCTGGCCATTCCGCTGGTTGCCAACAAGGCATTCCTGCTGGTATCTGAGGCTGATGGCGACATCGATCTGGAAGTCACCGAATCTGGTACAGATACCTTCTATCTCATTCTAGTCCTGCCCAATGGCGATCTTGTCGCCAGCGACGCACTGACCTTTGCTGCTTAATAGGTAAGACTCATGACGACATTGCTTGCTTCTGCTGCTCGTACTGCATCTGGCGTGTCCGTCTTTCCCACGGCTCTGGCCGATGACATTGTAGCCGGTATCTTCCAGCTCGATGTCACGGCCGCAGCCACGGATGTAGGCGACACCCTGGACGTGTATATCCAGCATTCTTTGGATGGCACCAACTACGACGATTTCATCAAGTTCACCCAGGTGCTGGGCAACGGCGGAGCCAAGACGTTCCTGGCTCGCTGGAACAGCATTGGGGCGGCACCTGAGTCCGAACTGGGCGCGCCGCAAGATGCGGCAATGTCTGCAGGGGTTTTGCAGCAACCCATCGGCCGTACCCTGCGCGTGAAGTGGGTCATTGTGGATGCTGGCACCGATGACGCCAGCTTCACCTTTAGCGTGGACGCGGTACTGGCGAGGGCCAGTCGATGAGCTTTTCTTATTCTGGCGATCCTTCGGCTTCGGATAAGGACGCTGTGCGCTTCCTGATTCGGGACACGGTGGCCTCCACGAAAGAGTTCGAGGATGAGGAGATCGCCTACATGCTGACCACCAAAGGCGACGTGCGCAGTGCAGCGATTCTGGCGCTAAAAACGCTGGCGGCCAAGTATGCCACGGCCGTAGACAAAGCCGTGGGTGACCTGCGATTGTCGCTGAGCCAGAAGTATGAACACTACGTAGACCTCATTAGGCAGTATGAAAAAGAGGCGGTGCTGGTGGCTGTGCCTTACGCCGGGGGGATCAGCGTGGCGGACAAGGACACCTACGAACAGGACAGCGACCGGGTGAAGCCGCGCTTTACCAAGTCGCTGCATGAGTACGACGCTATTTATACCCAGGGTAACGGCAGTGAGGACTAATCGTGACCATCGAATCCGACTTCGCGGAACTGATGACCCAGACCTGCACGGTGGAGCCGTTCAGTGCCAACAATAGCTATGCTGAGCCAAGCTTTGGCACGGCCGTGAGCTACTCCTGCCGCACCGTCCACAAAACCAACCTCATCCGCACCGTCGAGAATAAAGAAATCACCAGCATTGCCCAGACGTGGATTTACGGTGCTCCGGGCATCTCCCCCAAAGATCGCATCATCCTACCCGATGGCACCCAGCCCAAGATATTGCGCGTGGATCGTTTTCCCGATGAAAACGGCAACCACCACGACAAGGTGTGGACATGAGCGACGTTGAGATTTTGGGCGAACCGCAGCTGCTGGCTGCGCTGGAGCTGATCAAACAAACGCTGCCTGCCCAAACGGCCGCTGCGCTGTACCAGGTGGGCGAAGAAATCATGAAGCTGGCCAAAGAGAAGTATGTGCCGGTGGACCTTGGTGCACTGCGCGCCAGTGGCTACGTCAAACGGCACAAGGAGGGCAGCACCTTTACGGTGGAGCTGGGATTTGGCGGTGCATCTGCCCCCTACGCCCTCATTCAGCATGAGAACATGGAATACAACCACACCACGGGCGGCCCCAAATATTTAGAGCGCCCCGTGATGGAGCGGGCCGCCAGCATCCCGCGTGATGTGGCCAACAAGGTGAAGTTGTGACGCTTTTGACGGACATTGCCAACCAACTGCAAGCTGATGGTCACGGCACGGTGGGCACGCTGGTATTTATCGGCCGTATGCCCGACAGCCCGGATGACTGCAAGGCGGTCTACGAGTACACGGGGCAATCCCCGCTGTTCACCCATGATGACACCGCGCCGCATATTGAACGGCCGCGATTCCAGATAAAGGTACGCAGCACCAGCTATGCCACCGGCCGGGCGGCGATTGAAGAAATTTATAAAGACTTGTCCGCAATTCGCAACACCACGCTCACCAGCGCCAAGTATCTGTGGATCATGCCGCTACAGCAGCCGTTCTATCTACGGCGCGACGACAATGAGCGGGTGGAATTTGTGGTCAATTTTGAATGTATGAAGGCACTAAGCACATGAGCGAAGAACCGAAACATACCGGAGATTACACAGAAGGTGGATTTGTCACAGGTGGCCCGCTTGAGTTCATTGGTGACAACTACTGCCTGCCGCTGCCGTCGCTCTACCCAACGGCCGCTTTTCGGGAAAAGCTGGAAACCAGCGTGGAAACCATCGAGGCCAAACTGGTTGAGCAAAACGCGCTGCTGGCTGAGGTGCGCGACCACCTCGTTTCCCTGCGCGTTGATTTAGGCCCAATGGCCGACTATTTCGCCAGCATCATGAAAGCAGCCCAAGACCAGGAAGCCGAAGCGACGCATCTGCCCATTGGCTTCCCTGCCGCTGCCAAGCTGGAAGAAGCAGGCATTACGGCCGTAGCCGACGTGCCGCGCAAGTCTAGCACCCTGCGCCGCCTGGGGCTGGATGGTGATGAGGTTACGGCCGTTTTGATGGAAATAAGCAAGGAGAGCGCCCCGCTATGAAAATCCTGCTAAGCAGCAACCATCCCCTGCATTTCTCTGGGTATGCCACCCAGGCCAAAGGCATCATGAACGTGCTGCTGCAATTAGGGCACGAGGTGTATGTGTACGGCTGGACGGTGAGCGGCCAGCCCCCGCTGCAAATGGGACCGGTGACGTTTTTTAGCCGTCAGGGGGAAATGAAGTGGGGCGGTGACGCTGGCGCATACGCGCGGCAGATTAACGCCGACTTGCTCATTACCCTGCAAGACGTATGGCCGTTGCCGGAAAACTTTGCCCTCACCCTGCCCTGCCCCTGGCTGCCGCTGTTTCCGATTGACGGCCGCCCCGCCCCACCCCCCGTGGTGGATGCGGTGCGAGGAGCGGAATACCCCACCGTGTATAGCAAGTTTGCCGCCAAAGAAATGCACGAGGCCGGGCTGGACTGCCACTATATTCCGCATGGCATTGATACGGCCGTCTTTTGCCCCGGCGACAAGCAGGCAATCCGTGATCGTTTTGGCATTGACCCGGACGTGTTTATGGTGCTGATGGTCGCAGCCAACCAGGGACAGCCCAGCCGCAAATCGTTTGCCGAGGCGCTGGAAGCGTTCCGCGACTTCCACACCGAACACCCCAACAGCTTCCTCTACCTGCAAACACAGCGCAACCCGGCAGAGACTGGCGTGCTGCTGGACGTGCTGATCGCCCAGCTGGGCATCCCGCGCACGGCCGTGAAGTTTTGCAGCCAGGAGGCGCTGGTAACGGGCGTGCCCGACAGCCACATCGCCGACCTGTACCGCGCTGCCGACGTGCTGCTCTCGCCTTCGATGGGTGAAGGCTTTGGCCTGCCCATTGCCGAGGCCCAGGCGTGCGGCTGCCCGGTGATTACTCAGGATTGCAGCAGCATGAGTGAACTCACCGTGAACGGCATTGCCATTGAACCCGGCCCGCGCTACTGGACGGCATTGGGTCACTGGTGGCATAAGCCGCTGGTGGGCCACATTCACGGGGCATTGAATGCGATTTACGGCCGTACATCACAAGAAAGCATGGCGGCAAGTCGCAGAGGCGCTTCCTTCATCCAGACAAACTACTCTTGGTCCGTGGTGGCTGAGCGGCACTGGCAGCCGATGCTGGCCCAAATCGAAGCGGATATTGCCAGCGGCGAGCGCACCCACCGGCTGGACATCAACGGCCGTACCCTGCTCATCCGTGACGACGCCATCTCCTCCACGCCCAAAACGGTGCAGTGGGAATTGATGAATGACGAATATGGCATCGAGGGGATTGATTTTCAGCCAGGTGATGTTGTGCTGGATATTGGGGCTAACACCGGCATCGTATCCATCTACCTGGCCAAGCTGCATCCGGAGATAACGATCTATGCGTTTGAGCCAGTTCCCGCCACCTATGCGCGGCTGCTGGCCAACCTGGAAGCCAATGGGGTGAGCAACGTCATCCCCCACAATACGGCCGTCACGGGTAACGGCCGTCCGCTTGAGCTGCACCTGACGCCCCAGAACAGCGGCGCAGCAACGGCATTTCTGACACGGCCGTATGCCAACGGCCATGAGCATATCGAAGTGCAGTCCACCACCCTGCCCCAGATTATGAGCGACTACGGTATCGAGCGCGTGCGGCTGCTGAAGCTGGACTGTGAAGGCGCAGAGTATGAGATTTTGCAGGATACGGCCGTTTTGCAGCATGTGGACTATCTATCCGGCGAACTGCACGCCAATGAGCTGCTGGCTGGCCAGTACGACATGGCTGCGTTTGAGGCGCGGGTGGTGCGCCTGGTGGGGCATGACCACACCAGGTTCATGAAAGTGAGGATTGAAAATGAGTAAAAAGAAGCCCGGAGCTTCGTATGAAAACGGCCGTTGGTCGGTGGGAACGCTCACCACCAGCCTGCCGAACAAGGTTGTCAACTACCTGCGCAAGCGCGGGACAGTCATTTCATTAGAAGACGTTTTGGCTTTGGCCACGGCTGAGCCGCCTGTGGAAACGGCCGAACCCCCAGCACCACCTGAAGAAGAAAGTGCTGACAACAAGGAGAATTAAATATGGCAGCAACAACCGCACAAGGAGGCTTTGGCCTCGACCTCAAGCTAAACGGCACCACAGTTGTTCAGGTACAGGAAGTGCCTTTTCCTCGCTTCATGAAGTTCATTGCTGAGGCAACGGGCCATGACAGCGACGGCGGCTACTATGAAGCTGTGGCCACTGGCAAGCGGCGTATCGAAACGATGCAGGCCACGCTGTTCTGGGACGTCAACGCCGCGACCCACGCGGCCGTTGTGACCGCCTTCGACAGCGACGCCGCGCAAACGATGTCTATCGCCGACCCTGATTCGGACGAAATCATTGAGTTCAAAGCGCATATTGAGGCGATCGGCCGTATCAGCCAGCAGCAAGATGCGTACAAGGCGACGGTGGACATTCACCCAACCGGCACCGCAACGATCACGTAATCATTTTTTTTGCTATAATTGGTTCTCAATGTTCTCTAAAGGAGGAACCTGTGAGCAAAAAGAAAAGCAAAACGATGAAGACGCTATCGCTGGCAAACCTGCCCAAAGAAACGGTAGCCACCCAAACTGAAGTGGTGGAGGTGCCGGAATTTGGTGAGGGGTTTACGGTGAATGCACGGCCGTTAACCATCGCGCACCATTCGCTGCTGGGGATGTACCTCAACGCAATGGGTGTGGACGCCACCAAGAACGGTGGACAGCCACCCCAGGCGGCAATGGCCGAGTATTCAGTTATGAATGCGGCCCTGGGCGCGTATGACGACGACGGCAACCTGGTGTTTGGCGAAACGCCCGACGAGGCCATCCAGCGCGTGCGCAGCCTGCCAGCCCAATATGGCGCAGCCATTCGGCGCATTTCGGGTGTCGTTACTCGCTTAACGGGAAACGCCAACCCACAGCGGACGGTTGAGGACCTGGAAAAAAACTAATCAGCAACCCGGCGCGGCTCTTCCTGTTTGATCTCTGCAAGGAGATGGACATTTGGAACGTTGACCGGGTTGCTGATTTAATGCCTTTCCCACTGCTGCTGGAATGGCAGGCCCACAACCGGATACGGCAGTGGGTGGCACCGGCCGAGCAGTCCTACTGGCAGGCGGCGCTTGTTGCCAGTACCATCATCAACATGACCTGGCGCGGCAAAGGCGCTAGAACCTTTGCGGTTGACGAGCTAATCCCGCGCATCTTTAGCAGCGAGCGCAGCGGTGCGCACATTGCCAAGACGCCTAAGCAGATTTATGAAGCGTTCAGGATGGCTTTGATCGGTGGTGGGATGGTGAAGAATTAACGGCCGTTATTGCCGTTATTGATTGAAACGTTTTTTTTACTTATAATGGTTCTTAATGTTCTCTAAGAACTAAATATCGCCGATAAACCTTGTTGGCCCTTGATTCCCGTGTACGACGTGGGAATCAGGGGCTTTTTTGTTGCCTAGCCTATGTCCACAATAAATTTAGCCACCCTGATGGTTCTCCTCAAAATGGACTCCACCAAGTTCCAGGAGGGGGCTGATGGAGCCAAAACGAAAACGCTCGATCTCAAGAACCTGGTGGGTGGGGCATTGGTGGGGGCATTGGCAGCGGCTACGGCCGCAGCGGTCCAATTCGCCAAAGAATCCGTTCAAGAATTTCAAACATTTGAAAAAGGCATAAAGGAAGTCTACACCCTGCTACCCGGCATCAGCGAAGATGCGATGGGGCAGATGCAGGATGATGTTCTTAACTTTGACAGGGAAGTGGGGCGCACTTCCGACGAGACGATCCCCGCTTTATACCAGGCCATTTCCGCAGGCGTCCCCCAAGGGAACGTCTTCGACTTCATGAAGATTGCTTCAGACGCGGCCCTTGGCGGCGTTACAGATTTGGAAACGGCCGTTGACGGCATCACCAGCGTGGTGAATGCCTACGGCGAAGAGACAGTAAACGCCCAGCAAGCCAGTGATGCGATGTTTACGGCCGTGAAGTTGGGCAAGACTAACTTTGAGCAGCTCTCTAATTCCCTCTTTAATGTAATCCCCACGGCCGCATCGCTAGGCGTTAGCTTTGAGGATGTAGCTGCCAACCTCGCTGCCCTAACCGCCCAGGGCACCCCCACGAGCGTAGCCACAACTCAACTGCGCCAGGCGTTTGTGGAGGCGAGCAAATCCGGCTCCGATCTAGACTTAGCGCTGCGCGAGCTGCACGGCAAGGGGTTTGCCGACCTCATTGCCAGCGGTATGACCAGCTCCGAAATCTTCCTGACCCTGCGCGACTCCATGCCGGAACAGGAATTCCGCGATCTATTTGGCAGCGTCGAAGCTAGCAATGCCGTGCTGGGGATTACCAACGACACAGCGCTGGGGATCATTGATACCTTTGGCGGTCTCGAAGGAACCATTGGCGCAACGGCCGCAGCCGCTGAAACGATGGCCGACAGTTTGCAGCACCTGGAAGAAGTAAACACCGCCACCTGGGAAGCCGCCAAAATCGCACTTGGCGAAACAATGGGGCCATTAAAGGCGGCTTATTTAGAAACCAGCACAGCCATTGCCGGTGACATTGTTGTGCAGAAAGAGCTGACGGCAGCTTACAACGACGGTACGTTGGCTTACGGAGAATGGCTCAAATTGAGCCGCCTTTCCCGCTCTGGCGCAGAGGGACAAGCCGAGGCGATGGCGGCGCTGGAGAGAGCGACTGGGGAAACCGGGAAAGCATTCAAGGAAACAGGCGGCGAAATTGCCGCTTATGACCAAAAATTAGTCAATTTTACCGCAGCTGTAGAATCCTCCTCCGCCGCGCTTACCTATAATGCCGACCTCACGCGCGATGTAAACCGAGCGCTGTATGAGTTCAGTGGCAATTTGGGGCCAACCACGCAAGAACTAGAAGACCAGGCCTATGCCACAGGCGAACTCGCCGGGCATGATGAGGCTCTGGCGGCCGTAATTGACGACTTAAACGCACGGCAAGAAGCCGAAGCCGAAGCCGCCCGCGTGGCGGCCGAAGCGCAGCGAGAGCACCAGGCCGCGATGGGCGGCTACTTCGACGCTGCTCTGCAAGCCGGAGACGGCGCGGCCAGCCTCGAAGAGCAGCTCTATGCCTCCGCCCAAGCGGCTGAGGCTGGAGCCACTGAGCTGGCTATCCTGGCGGCCGCCACTGGCAACTATACCGATGAAGAAATCGAAGCCGCGTTCCAGGCCGCGCTCATGCGGGAAAATATCCAGCAGTTGGCCGAAGCGGTGGCGGACGGGTCGATCACGGCCAACGAAGCGGTGGATGCGCTCAAAATATTGCAGACCCACACGGCCGATTCAGCCACAGAGGCAATGAATCTAGCCAGCGGGGCTGGCGAAGCGGCGGCGGGACTGGATGGTATGAGCGGCAAGGCAATAGATGCTGCCAACAACCTGAATGCCATCCCCTCAGAAATACCCGTACATATCTCTATCACCAGCGATCCCATGCCCACAATGCCATCTGGGCCTGATGCCCACAAGCCTGGTGGCGAACAACACTATGCCTTGGGTGGCTTCACCGGCGGTAGCGAAGGCGACATTGCTGGCCTGGTTCACGGTCAGGAGTTTGTTTTCTCGGCCCCGGCCGTGCGCTCCATTGGCCTGCCGGTACTAGAGATGCTGCACAACCAGGGGCTGACCAGCGGCGGGAACAGCGGCTTCAGCATGGGCGATGTGTACGTCACGCCGGGCAGCACTGATTCCCCGATTGAGTACGGCCGTGCCACACAGCGCAGCATCACATCTGCTGCGCGTGGGCTGGGGCTGAGGAGATAGTTATGGCCTCTGGACTTGTCAAACCCGTTTCCTTCGCTGGCAGCGTCGGCACGCTCACCTTCAACAGCGATTCGCTGTTCACCAGCTACCTCACCCTGGACAGCGCCGAACCGATTCTGCGTCTGACCACGCTCAGCGACGGCACCGTGCATGATGGCAACTACGGCACACAAGCGCCGCTGAGCTACCCCATCACCCACCGGATGGCCGGGCATGTGACCAATTCATCGCCAACGGCCGTGGCCACCAAGGTTGCGGCCATCAAAGGCTATATTGGCGACTATGGCACATTTACCGTAGAGGACAGTAACAACACCCAATGGACGTTCAACGCTTACCTGGGCAAGTGGAGCGCCGAAGCCAACCAGCCTGTTGATCAGCAAACCTTTCTGCAATTTTCCTGGATCGTGGTGCAGATTGATGCCGAAGCGGTGGTGCCCTAATGGCTGTTGGAACCGTCACCGTCGAGATTTTTGATCGCTCCTGGACCAGCCAGGGAACGATTACCAGCGCCTTTTTGCCCAAAGGCTCGTTTCTGCGCAACGATGCAGGCGATGGGAGCTTTGTTTTTCCCATTTATGATACCCCCGCCAAAACGCTGGTGCAGTACAACCGTATTGCCGTGGTGACCGTGGAAGAAAGTGGCAGCCAGACGGCCGTCGTTGCCGCTTTCCATATACAACATATTGTGCCACGGCGTATCAGCGGTGGTGGATATGATGGGTATGTTGTAGATGTTTCCGGGGAAGGGATTCTCTCAGAGCTGCAATGGGACAATATTGGCTACACCACTATCAGCGACGGCAGCCAGGGGGCCACAACCTCATGGCTGTCAACATTGCTTGGATTTACCCAAGCGAGCTGGACGGTCAACGGGCTGCCGACTGGCACGGCCTACCTGCAAGCGGCTGGTGAAACGGTATGGGATGCCATGCTGGAATGTATTTCCCAGCTGGGGTACGGCGTTTCCTATGCCCCCTCTTTTGCCCTAAAAACTACGGGGACTAAGGGGCGCTGGATTTTATTTGTAGAGACGCCCGTCTCTGGTCTCGGCATATTAGATTGGGACAATCTCGACCTGGTGAAAACAGGGGCAACGGGTGACCAGGTGGAAGTCCTGGACATCAAACCGATTGAGGATTCTCATGAATCGGCCACTCGCGTAACTATTTACGGCGCTGGAATTGGGGCGGATGTATTTACGATTACTGAGGCTGAGGGACTGGTAACAGTGCCCAGTGGATTCTCTGTTGATTGGACCAATTCGGTAATCACCAATGACACGTTGGAAGCGGCCACGGATCAGCCGATTATTCACCGGCTGCACCAGCTGGGCCACATCAAGCCAGAGGATAACACAAACACGATAGCCATTGAAACGGCCGCGATCCAACTGTTTTGGGCGGGAATTGCGTTTCTCAGGGACCGGCAAGCCACCCGCCGTCAATTTTACGAGGTCACCTTCATCGGAAACCCTGGCTACAACTATGCTGTAATGCAATTGGCCAATCTTGTCTACGCCGAGACATCGCCCATTGACGCTGCGGGAGCCAGCAATACCACGAATGTAATCAATGTGAGTGACGATTTTGTCGTTCACGAGATGCACATCCAGGTACCCAATAGCGGCCCCCATCGAGGGCTGCGCGTTATCACAATGGTGTTGGGCGAACAAATTAGCAGCGAGGCCTATATACGGCCGTTGCCCAACGACAGCGACATTGTAGTCAAGAAGCTGAAAGAACATGACGAGGTGCTGCGCCATGCCACGGCCAGCTACGCCCCCACCTCACCCGGTGGCACGCCAACCTACGCCACGGCCGATGCGCCCTTCGTGGTCATTTCCAACACCACCAACCTGACCAACGAGCGGGCCTTTGTGGCCGGGGCCGGGCTGGCGGCGGTTGATGGTGGGGCCAACGGTAATTACACCGTCAATGTGGTGGCTGCTGATACGAGCCTGACGATTAACGCCGACAGTATGCAGGTGCGGCTGGCCACCAACAGCGGTCTGACCGTTTCCAGCGGGTTGGCATTGGGCACACCGTCCACCGTGGGCAGCGGCAGCAGCAACGGCGTCACGACCACTACACACACTCACGCGCTGAGTGTGAGCGTGAGCGACTTGCCCGCCGCGATTACCGGCGCGGCTTACGTGATGATTGGCAACAACGCCAATTTCAGCGCAGAGCGGTCATTGGTGGCTGGGGCGGGGCTATTGGCCACGGATGGTGGCGTGAATGGCAATTACACCATAGACATCGTGGCCGCCAATACCTCCATGACGATCAACGCCGACAGCATTCAGGTGCGGTTGGCCACCAACAGCGGGATGACCGTGAGCAGCGGCCTGACGCTGGGCACGCCGACAACAGTATCGGTGTCAACCTCAAACGCGGTAACCACCACAACCCATTCGCACGCAGCGCAATCCGATAGCACCGTAACCACAGCAACGGCCGTCCTCATGGCGACCGATTCAAACGGCCGTACGCAAATCATGGGCATGGGGCTGGGAACGGCGGCAACCGGAACCGGCGTTCTCGATGTGTTGACAAAGATTTACATAAATGAAACCGCCGACGCCAACGTGACGACGGGCATTGTTCTCAATCAGGGCACGGCCGATGACATTGCCGTGTCTTTCAAGTCCTCCGACGTAGCGCAGGGGGCCACCGACCGCGCCGAGGCAGACAACTGGGGCTATATCAAGAAATTCGTGGCGACGGGCTCTGAAGGCGGGTTATTGGTGGAGGGGCTAACGGAAGGCAACCGGGCCGTGGGAATCGTGGGAACGGTAACGAGCGAAGACACGGCCGCATTTAGCACGGCGACGGTGGGCGCAGTGGAGATTCGCGGTCACACCATCAGCGGGACAAGCGTTGCCACCATGAGCGGAACGGCCGCTGTGTTCATTGTCAAAAACAACACGGGTACAAAATTCGTGGTAGACGGCAACGGCAATATCCATATGGATGCCACCAGCAATATCAACGCCTGGGATGATGAGGACGATTTGGCGTTGATTACCGGCTTGCGCGGCTCGCTTGTGCCAGAACTGCGCGAGCGGTATGGCGAGATGGTGCGCCAAATGCGACCAATTTTGGAAGCAGGAAACATCGCCGCGTTCAACGATCAGCCGGGTGGAGACGGGTCTATTTTCCTCAATATTCCCAACGCGTTGTTTCTGACAATGGACGGCTTGCGTCAGGTATACGAGCGAGTGGACGGCCGTTTGCAACGAATAGAAAAGAGGTTGTTGTTAGATGCGTAAGAAAGCTATTTTTTTAATTTTGTTGATTTTTGTACTGGCAAATTGCCAGCCATCGGCGCAGGGCGCAGCACGGCCGCGCCTTTTGGTACTGGGGGATAGCCTGAGCGTAGGGCTGTATGCCACCAGCGAAAGCAACGCCTTTAAGCATTTACTGGCGGCGAAATTAGAAGCCGATTTGGCGAGCTGCCGGGGCAGCAATTTACAGCACATTGTCATTTGCTGGGATGAGTACCAGGCGTGGCAGCCTGACATCGTCGTCATCGAGATCGGGCTGAACGATGTGAGCAACTTCAACGGGCTGGCAATGGCTGAGGAAGAGTGGGTGGACACCTACGCCTCATTTGTGGAAACGATTCAGGCGACAGGGGCGCGGGTTGTGGTAACGACGATGTTTCACGGCCGTCAGCCATCTAATCCGCTTTATGCCACCTATGAGCAGTACAACGACCACATCACGCAGATTGCCGCCGAAAGCGGGGCAACGCTGGCGGACGTGTGGACAGCAACAAAGGATTGCGCGGGCTGCATAAGTGACCCGAATGTCACGGCCGCATTTGGCCCCGGCTGGGCGGGTGACAATTTCCACCCCTCCGATTTGGGGCACGCGGTCATTGCGGAAACGATAACGGCCGTTTTTCTGAACAGATTTACCTACCTGCCATTTGCAGCGCAGGGGGAAGAGGAATCGCAATGAAACTTAAACAACTAATCGACGCCCAAGACGCCCTGCACCGACTGAGCCACGCCCCGCTACCTGCGGCCGTTGCTTTCCGGCTCAAGCGCGTGCTGCGCGTGGTGCAGCCTGAGCTGCAAACTTACGAAGAAGCGCGGGTGAAACTGGCTTCGTCCTTTGGCAAAATCAGCGAGGATGGGAGTCAGTACATCGTCCCGCCTGAAAAAAGACCAATGTTCAACGAAGAGCTTGAGGCGCTGTGGAACGAAGAGGTTGATCTGAATTTCCAACCGCTGCGCATTGAGGATTTGGGCGATACGGCCGTTACTGCCGCCGATCTGCTGGCGCTGGAATGGCTGTTTGCGGATGAACCCGTACCGGCACCGTCGCCCAACGGACACAAGGAACCAGAGAAGGTATGAAACGACACAACATTGCAGCCATCATGTTATTGATTCTTACGGCCGTCCTGCTGGTGGGCGAACGGGCAGCGGCCGTAGATTACACCACGCCCATCCCCCTCACCCAGCTGGGCACGGACACCTATTTCGGAGAGCAAGGCGGGTTGTATCCAGGCGGCGCGAATGTACCGCCAACGGCTTACAAATCGGAGCTTGATCAGATTGCCATCAGTCTGTCAACAGAAAACCAGGTAGTTGTTTTGAGCCTTGGTATGTCAATGCAGCAGAATGCCAGCGCGGGCTTTCTGAATAATGGCTGGGCGAGCGGCACCACACCGACAGGAACGGCCGTTAATCCCGCTTTTCGTTTTATAAATGGCGCAGTGGGGAGCAAGCAGCAAAACTGGGTCGATCCCAATTCCTCAGTATGGGGTCGGGGGCTTACGGCGCTGGCCCAGCAGGGACTAACCGCCAATGATGTTGATGTCGTTTTTTATCACAACGCCTGGGCAGGGCCGTCCTCGCTGCCGTTCCCCAATCACGCTGTCAACATGAAAGAATCGGCACAGATAACAATGGGGCTGATTCAGGAGAAGTACCCAAACGTACAAATGATTCTTGTGGCCAACCGCCACTATGCGCTATCACCAACCAGCAAGCACCCTGAGCCATACGCTTACGAGGAAGGCTTTAGCTGGAAATGGCTGATAGAAGATCGCATCAATTGTACGGCCGATTGCGGCGTACTCATTGCCTGGTATGCCGAGGAGTGGGTGCCAGATTGGGCAAATCATTCTGAATATTATGTAGACGATGGCCTGCACCTTTCCGGGGCGGGGCAGGCTGCCAGTGCTGAGATTTGGTACAGCTGGATGTCCACCTTACCCTATATTGCGCCGTGGTATCTGGCTGAGCAGGGGCCAACAGCTACGCCTACATTGACACCCACGCCCGGCAACACACCAACCATGACGCCAACGGCCGTTGGGGGTACGGCCACATCAACCCCCTTTCCTACAGCCACGGATACACCTTCCCCTGATCCTACAGGAACCGTGATACCCACAGCGACCGCCACATGCTTTTACCAGCATTGCGGTGGCGGTGGCGGAGGGAGAAGCCGGTAAATGGCGACCTATGACTTCCGCGCCTTAGTTATCGCTGGCGGTGGTGGCGGTGGTGGTTCGACGTCGGCCGTTGCCGGTGGCGGTGGCGGCGGTGGTGCCGGTGGCTACCAGGAAGATGCTGCCCTGACGCTCACCGAATCCACCAGCTACACCATCACCGTGGGCGCGGGTGGAGCGGGTGGCACTGGCCTGGCCGACGGCAGTGACGGCAGTAACTCATCTATTGGCGCGGCGCTGGTGTCTACAGGCGGCGGCGGCGGTGGGCAGCCGTCGGTAAACGGCCGTAATGGTGGCTCCGGCGGCGGTGGTGGGGGCGACAATCCAACGTCAGGCGGGACCGGCACGGCCGGGCAAGGTAACGACGGTGGTGCTAACGGCGGCTCCGGGAACGGCGCGGCAGGTGGTGGTGGGAAAAATGCGGCAGGGGCCGGGCCGGTAGCCGGGAACAATGGCGGTGCTGGTGGCGACGGACTCGCCTCAGATATTACCGGATCATCCGTTACCCGTGGCGGTGGTGGCGGTGGCGGCGGCAACTCTGGCGGAGCAGGTGGCGCGGGCGGCGGTGGCGCGGGTGGCGGCACAAACGTCAGCGGAACGGCCGCAACTGCCAATACAGGCGGCGGCGGTGGCGGTGCAGGTCGGTCGGGCAGTAGTCACAATGGCGGTGCCGGTGGCTCTGGGGTCGTGATCATCCGCTTTTTAACGGCCGATATTTCCGTCACAACCAGCACGGGCGCTTCTGAAACCACAGACGGCAGCTACACCATTTTGACCTGGAACTCCAACGGTGCATTTGAATTTACATTGGCGGGTGGCGGCACGGCCTACAATTTTTCAGCCACCATAACGGCCGTTACAGTCACTCCGACCGGCGTCGTGCTGAACGTGGCTCGTGATATGAGCGCCATTTTGACAGGGGCCAGCGCCACGCCCGACACCCCTGTATTGAATGTGTCGCGGAGCATGGCGGCAGTTCTGACAGCAGCAACAAATACCCCGGACACGGCCGTTCTTGGTCTGCTTGTCACAATGGCGGCAACGCTCACAGGAGCGACGGCCACGCCAGATACGGTCAGTCTACAAATCGCACGCTCAATGGCCGCCGTATTGACCGCAGCCAGCGCCAGCAACGACGCTGCCATACTGGCCGTGAGCCGGGCGATGAGTGCTGTGCTAACTGGCGACACGGCCACGCCAGATACGGCCGTTTTGCAGGTGGCTCGCTCATTTGCTGCCACACTGACGGCCGTTAGCGCCACCCCGGACGATCTCATGCTCAGCATCATTGTGGCGTTGGCAGCAACGCTGACAGGGGCAACAGCCACCCGAGACACGGCCACGCTCGCCGTGGCGCGGTCTATGGCGGCAACCGTGACCGCTGCCTCGGCCACCAATGACAGCGCGGTTTTGGCCGTGGCGCGGGTAATGAGCGCTATTTTAACGGCAAACAGCAATACCCCAGATACTGCCGTCCTTGCCATTGCCCGCTCATTTGCCGCCATCCTCACGGCCAATTCTGCCACGCCGGACGATGCGGTGCTTCGGGCCATTGTGGCCATGAGCGCTGTACTTACCGGAGCAACGGCCACGCCAGATACGGCCGTTTTGCAGGTAGCCCGCTCATTTGCTGCCACACTGACGGCCGTTAGCGTCACTCCGGATGATGCCATATTGGCGGTGGCTCGTAGTTTGGCAGCGGTATTGACGGCCGTTTCTGGGGTGAATGATACGGCCGTTTTGCAGGTGGCACGCCCGTTTGCCGCCACGCTGACCGCAGCCAGCAATACACCAGATGATGTGGCCTTGTCCATCGTCCTGGCAATGGCGGCGGCCCTGACGGCGCAGAGCAATACCCCAGACACGGTTATTCTGGCAGTGTCTCGTCCCTTTGCCGCTGTATTGACAGGGGCCAGCAACACGCCAGATACGACGGCGCTGGCCATTGCTCGGGCTATGAGTGCCAGTTTAACGGCCGTTTCCAATACCAATGATGTGGCTGTTTTGACGATTGCCCGGTCGCTGGCGGCGGTGATGACGGCCGTTTCCAGCACCAATGATGCGGCCGTTTTAACATCCGCCCTGATGTGGGCAGCGGTATTGACGGCCGTCTCCAACACCAACGATACGGCCGTTTTGGATGTGGCCACTGTCGTTGTGAGCGTTGAAGGCTTTACAGGATTGCTGGTCATGGGCCTGACGCCTCACCAGCCAGGGACTCTTTTACTGGTGTCAGACGGGAGTAAATTGTCGATGGACACCAGGCGGGGAGACCTCTTAGTCATTAAAGAATAGGAGATTATTATGGGAAGCATTTCAGATTATTCAGAGCTTGAACTATTAGATCATGTATGCAACGCGGCATACAGTCCAGCGGTTACGGTTTACCTCGCCCTGCACACGGCCGATCCGGCCGACGATGCCAGTGGCGCAGAGGCCAATTACACCAGCTATGCCCGCACGGCCATCACCTTTGGCGCGGCGGCCTCGCGCCGTGTGACCCAGTCTGGCGCGGTGACATTCCCTGCCAGCACCGGGGGCAGTAACGACGTGACCCATTGGGGCGTCTGGGATGCCTCCACTGCCGGGAACTTGTTGGCGCATGGGGCGTTTGAGGCTACCAAGACCGTTGTGAGCGGCAATACACCTTCGGCCGCTTCTGGCGAGGTATACGTCGAGTTTAGCGCCGGAGAAATTTCCGACTACCTGGCCAACAAATTGCTCGATCTAATGTTCCGCAACACGGCCTACAGCGTGCCGGACACCTACATCGCCCTGACGACGGCTACCATCTCCGACAGCGATACCGGTAGCACCATCACTGAAGTGAGCGGCGGCAGCTACGCTCGCAAGCAGGTGAACGTCAATGGGGGCAGCTCGCCAACCTGGGATTTGGCTGCAGCCGGATTGGTAGACAATACCCATGATATTGCCTTTCCCGAAGCCACCGCCAGCTGGGGCACGGTGGTGGCCGTGGCCGTGATAGATGCGGCCGCAGCAGGAAATCTTTTGATGTATGACAATACGCTGGCGGATCAGGCGGTAGGCAGTGGGGATACTGTGACCTTCCCTGCGGGCGATCTTGACCTGGTGATGACCTAAGATTCAGGTAAGGCAGTCAGCTACCCCAGGCTGGCTGACTGCCTTTTTCTACGTAAATTGGTTTTATGGTAAAATTCAGAGAACATTCGGAACCAATACACTATGACAGTTGCTGAAACATTTCGCTTTCATCTATTAGACGCATCGCACGCCAACCAAGCCACCATGGATCGGGCATTCAGAAAGGCAAAAAATTTGTCGCGAATGCTGCTGAGCCTGGGCCATGAAGTTTATTTTTATGGCGGCGCGGGTGACAAGGTTGAATGCACGGAATTTATTCAAGTGCCAACGGCAGTTGCCACTCACTACTACGATGCCGCTGCCAGAGCCATCAACGAGCGCAAGCTCCCCGATGATTTCCTGCTGCTGATGCAAGGTGTCTATCAGAAGCCTATTGCTGATGCTGTGGGGCTATGGCTGATTTGCGAGCCAGCAATTGACTATCACGGCAGCTACGGCCGTTTCCGGGCATTTGAGAGCGCCTACCTGCAAAACTTCACCTACGGCAGCGAACATCCCCGGCAAATGGTTGATGGCAGCCCCTACGACCGGGTGATCCCCTACGCCTGCGATCCCCAAGATTTCATCTTCACGCCCAAATCGGATGATTACTTCTTATATATAGGAAGAGGCAGCGATCCGGACGGGATGGATACGGCCGCTGTGGCTGCGGCCGCTGTACACGGCCGTCTGACTTACCTAAATCTTAACCATGCTGGGACAGAAGAGCGTGCCCGGCTGATGGGCTACGCCAAAGCGGTGTTTATCTCTGGCGCGTCTTTGGACGGAGATGCCAGCGCAGCGGTGGAGGCGCAGCTGTGCGGCACACCGGTCATCACCACCAACTTTGGCGTCTTTCCTGAAACGGTGGTGGATCAGGTGACCGGCTTCCGCTGCAATACGCTGCAAGATTTTGTCAATGCAGCGCGGTGGGTGGGGCGGCTGGATACGGCCGAAGTGCGCCGCCACGCCGAACGCTATCTGATGAACAACGTGAAGTATGATTTTCACCAATGGTTCTGCGACCTGTACCAGCTGTATCGCAGCGCCCATGAGCCAGGCGTGAAAGGATGGCATCATTATGAGTAACCTAACCGTCTCTGCCACACTCACTAAAAGCAGCGGGCAGCCAGCCACGGGGCTGACGCTGGCCGAGATTGACCTGTATCTAACGGCCGTCCACAAAACCACCGGTGCGGTAACCGTCATTTGGGACGGCACGCAAAACCCCACGGCCGAAGTGACCAACACTGGCGCATACATCCGCATTTACAGCAGCGCCGACTTCGACACCTACAACTATTTTGCCGCAGCCAACTACACCGGCGCTGAGGTGCTGGACCAGGACTGGATTACCGGCGCGGCTTCCATCGAGGCGACGGTGAGCCTGAGCACGCCGGTGGCCACGGTGACAGCGGCCGTTTCTGGCAGCACCATCACTGTGTATCGTGGCACCACCTGGATTATTGCCCTGACTGGCTTGGGTAACATCAGCACCTACGACTCAATAATCTTCTCGGTGAAGCGTTACCCCACCGACAGCGAAAACGACGCCATTTTGCGCGTCTACAACAACGCCAGCGGGCTGCTGCGTTTTAATGGGGCTGCGCCCAGCGCAGCCACCAACGGCACCATCACCATCGACGATGCCACAGCGGGCGACATTACCATCACCATTCAAGAAGAAGAGACGAACGGTGCGCCGATTCTGGACTGCCTGGATTATGACATCAAAGGCGTGGATGATGATGGCAACGTCATCATGCTGGCCTATGGCACGGAGAGTTTCACGATTACGGCCGATATTACCCAGGCTTATACCAGCCCGGCATAGTGCATCTCGCCCTTGGGGCGTTTTGTAGTGAAGAACAATAGACAGATAGACAAAGTAGACAGTAGACAAGATAACAAAAGACAAGGAGATAGATTATGTTCATAAAACATATACGATCGGAAAAATGGGACGAACCTGGAGAATTTGTATTTGAGGTGAGGTCGTACAGCATTCGTTCGATGGGTGAAGATAAATTACTGGTCATGGCTGAAGATGGTCAGGGCACAGCCTTTGAGGTCCACAAGGACGGCGACGAACTGTACATCATGAATGACAACGGCCGTACGATTGACAGTTATGTTTGGCCGAAACCAATGCCAATCGTAGACCAAACAGGCCGGGCCGCTCAGACAAAGGAATGGCAAATCGTTGAAGCAAATAGACCCGATTAATTAGCTTGCCGCCTATTGTTCTTTTCTCTTTTTTTATTCTGACTGGTTCTGAAAGTTCTCTGAACCTGCTATAATGGCATCAAGCTCCTGAAGCAGGGGCATTTTTTACAAGTAAAGCGGTTCTTAAAGTTCTCTAAATGGAGGAAACATCATGGATTTACAAACGATTCTTATGCAAGTTGCAGTAATCATTACGGCCGTTGCCGGTGGCGCGGCCGTTGTGCCGGTGGTGAATTGGGTCAAGGCGCGGCTTAACCTGGAAGGGTGGTCGGCGCTGGCGCTAACGGCCGTTGTCTCTCTGGTAATCGCCGTGGCTGAGTTGATGGCGGCTGGTGAATTGGACATTACGACTATTTCCCCAGAAAACCTGGCTCCTCTTTTCTTGATGGTGCTTTACGCCTCGCAGAAGGTATACGAGCGCATCAATAAATAATGATTTCCCAGCACTCTGCTGCTGCGCGGTTTGGATTGCCTTATGACTAACGACCACCAGGAAGAGATGATTAAGCTCATGGAATCGGTCAACGCTCGACTGAGCAATATCGAAAACGATATGACGCACATCAAAAGGACTGTTGCAGAAATGAGCGGTGGCCTGGCAATGGTGCTGGGTCGTTCTGGTGAAAATAAAAAAAAACTTCTCAGCTTGCAGAGTGGGTACAAAGGCTGGCTATCAGAGTTGCTCGCCGATTTACACTCGTAGAGCAACGGATTGCCAGCCTCGAAGATCGTGCCATGCACTATATCCAAATTGCCCGGCCAGACACAAAAGAGCTTAGAGCGCGGGCTTCTTTTGTTGGGCAGATGGTCAATTCGTTCAACGAGGATGAGTTGATAGAGATTTGCTTCAACTTAAAGATCAAGTGGGATGAGTTGGAGGGCGACACGATCCGGCGCAAGGCAATGGCTCTTTACCAGTTTGCAGAACGGCGGCATGAGCTGCACCGCTTGGTGGACATATGCCAGGAGAAACGGCCGTTGGAAAACTGGATGGTTACGTAGGGAAACGGCCGTTTCTGGATTGGTCGGTATAGGAGACTAATGGCCTACAATAAAATCGGATTCCACATCGGCAGTCAGCCAAACGCAACAGGGTGGGGGGATTACGTTCGCGCTTTGGATGCGGCCGGAATCCCCGCCACGTGTATGAGCATGTCGGGGGAAGGGCTGGGTGACATCATCGCCTGTTGGGATGCTGGCAGCACGGTGCAGCATACGGCCGTGGTGCGCTATATGTCCCCCAACGGCACGCAGGACGTTCCTCCCTACGGCACTGACCAAAAGCAGGCGGCAATCAACTGGTGGGCATGGCAAAAGCCGCTCATTGGTTCCGACGTGCGCCGTCACAAAGACAAAATTGTCATCAAGATGGGCAACGAGCTGGACAAAAACCAGGCAGAATGGCTGGCTGGCTTTTATATTGAGCTTTACCAGCTCATGCAGTCTGACCCGGACGGCCCGTTTCGTTTGGGCGCGTTTGGGTTTGCGGCGGGGGAACCGGAGCCGGTGCATTGGCGTGGCCCCAGGATGCTGGATTATTTACGGCTGTGCGCCAGCGACCCCGCTGGCGCGGCCGTTGTGCTGCACGAGTATTCCTACGCCGACGATTTGGAGAGCGCCTATCCGCACAAGATCGGGCGTTTCCTGGACTTACTGGCGGCGTGTGATGAGAACGACATCAAACGGCCGTCAATCTATATCCATGAGTGGGGCTGGCGACAAGACACCCTGCCGGGCGTCGGGACGGCAATGGCTCATATCTCCTGGGCGGCAGAGTTGTACGCTGCCTGGCTAGAGGTAAAGGGGGCTGGCTTGTGGACGCTGCAAGGGGCTGGCAGCTACGGCAATCCTCACATTAGCAAGCTAGCGCAGCCGCTCATCGCACCCATCAAAGAATACAGCCTGGCGGCAAGGTTCCTTGACCCTGACCCAATTGATTCCCCCGATGGAGGAAACATGAACTGCAATCCCCGCGTGCCGTATGCACGCAAATATTTGATCGCGCCACAGGATGTGACGCTGGCGCGATGGTTGGAGATTTGTACGGAGGCGTTTGCAGGTCGCAATACGGTGGCCTTCTCCTACGATGACGCTGGCCATGCGCCGGGCGTGAGCAGTAACACGGCCGTTCTCTACGACATCCCCGCCGACAAGCAGGCGGACTTCATCGCCTTCTATAAGGAATATTACCCGGAAACGGCCGTGTCCTTCGCAGGTGGATCGCCCCTGCCACCGGAACCTGGCAACCCACTGGACGGGCTACTGCTAGGCAGCCTGTTTGAGGTAGCTTACGCCCTGACCAGTCCCTTCAATGCGCCTCGTGATTATTCGGCCGTGGGAGGGAAGGCGAACGACAAGCACGAGGGTGCAGATTACGATGTTATTGGCACCAATCCCAACAGCAAGGAGATGGTGCTTTGCGTCTATGACGGCGTGGTTGAGCGGTCGCTGGATTCTACTGGTGGCTATGGCAAATATGTTCGCGTGGTGCATACCAGAAACGGCCGTCAATTTTACACCCGCTACTGCCACCTGGATACACGAGTGGTGAGCGTGGGCGCAATCATCGAGCAAGGCGATCCCGTTGGCGAGATTGGCACCAGTGGCAACGTAACCGGCGAACACGTCCACTTCAACCTGGAAGTACCAGGTTTTGGCCTGAGCGGCTATGTGGTGGCCGATGTGGTTGATCCTGCGCCGTATCTGCCCATCAAGGTTGAGCCGCCGCCTGTCGTTGTGCCGCCACCAGCGCCTGGCCCAGCCCGGATTGGTCTGCACGCCAGCGCCGACCCTGGCGACTTGTTTGGCGGTGAAGCGGAGTATGCCGAATTTAGGACGCTGAAGCCAGGCGTAATTAAGGTTTTGAATGCTCACTCGGAAACGGCCGTCAAGCGGCTAGCCAGCGAAAACCCTGGCTGTCAGTGGGTTGTTCGGGCGTTTCTGGATTGGGGCGGGCGCAACGTCACGCCTCAGAATTTCTTTGACTGGACAAAGGACGACACCCTGCGCACGGTGAATGCGCTGCGCGGGGCAGGCGTGGCTGATAGTGCCATCCATGTGGAGCTGCACAACGAACCCAACCTGACGCAAGAAGGGTGGGGGTATAGCTGGGTTGATGGCGTGGGCTTTAACGCCTGGCTGCTGGATGTGCTGAATAAGTATCGAGGGTTTATCCCCACCGTGAAATATTTGTATCCCGGCCTCTCCCCAGGCGGTGCAATTGCAGGCGTGCGCTACGACAGCGGTGCATTCCTGGATCAATCGCTGACGGCCGCAAAGGCGTGCGACGGTGTAGCGCTTCACACTTACTGGTCTGATGGATTCCCCGTTGCTCAAGCTTACGCCTACATTGACGCCTATGTAGCCAAGTTTGGCACCAAGCCGCTGTGGATTACAGAAGCCAGCCGGAATGACCGGCCGTCCACCAAAACGCCACAGCAATATGGCGCTGACTATTTTTCCTTTTGGCAGGAGCTGAAGAAACGGCCGTCGGTGCAGGGCGTGACGTTTTATGTTGCCAGTGCCAGCAACGGCTATTTTGCGCCGGAATGCTGGGTGGTGAATAAGCAGTCGCGGGGCATTGCGGCTGAGATCAAGAAGTTGAAGGGTGTGTGATGAAAGCTAATAGGAGATTGCACGGCAAGAAACGGTAAAAAAGCAATTGCCGTACATATCTATAAAGTATTAACGGTTATTATGAGCGAATTTTTAGATTTCTTGAGCGTGCTAAATTTCTGCATTTTTCAATTGGCCCGGCAACGTGCTTCCATGTTCGGCCAACAACCGCGCCATATATCGCGTATGCAGTCATGCTGTACATCCCTGCTAAATCCGAAAAGGAATGGTTACCCGTGGCATACATATTTCGCAACTTAATAACCTCGCTTTCGCTGAGCTTAGACTGGCCTGACTTCGACCCTCTGGCAACGCGCCCTCGACCTTTTTTGTCACGGTCTTTCATGTTCTTCTTGGCATCACCCAAGAATAAATGGTCGGGATTAGCGCATGGCGGATTATCGCATTTATGGCAAACGTGCTCCTTGCTAGTGATGACGCGATTTAATTTGAGACACATTACAAGGCGATGGACGTAGAACTTTCTTTTGCCGATACCTACGAGACCGTAGCCTTGTGGATGTCTGCCAGCCGACCACTCCATGCATCCATTCGGCTGGCTGGAAAGTTTGGAAAGGATTTTTCTTTCAATAGCTTTTATTTGGGATAAATCTATGTTTTTCATGGCGAAGCTCCTAAATAGAAATGCCCCGGTGATTTGATGAGCTTCGCCAGAAGGTCAAACCACACAGGGCATAAGAAAGTATACATCTAGCTCTGGCGAAGCTGCAAGTATTATAGCTCATTTGGGCTATTTTTAGTAGTTTTTATTGGAAGTAGAAGTGAAATGGGAGAGTAAAATTATGAACAATAAAGCATGGAAGTATTTGGGAATCGCAGGCATCGTAATAATGCTAATTGTTATTGCAGTGCTTGGGTGGTTGGTTGTTCGAGGTAGCCAAAGCGTTATTGTAAGCGCCCCTGCCGATGAGACCGGCCTGTTTGAAGACCAGCCCAGCTTTGTGCTGGCTGGGGAGCGGGGTAACGGCCGTACCCTCATCATCCCGTCAGGCAAGCAGATCGACGTGGCCTGTGAAGCCGAGGATGAGATTCTGGCGCTGAGTATCCCCGCTGGCGGCAGCGGCAGCGCAGGCACCTTGTCGTGCGTGGTAGGCGAAAACCCTACCGCGACACCCAGCCCGACAGACGAGCCGGAGCCAACCCCTACTGATGAGCCAGAGCCTACGGAAACGGCCGTGCCGCCAACGCCTAATCCAACGGCCGTTGGTAGCTTACCGCTCTGCAGTGACCACGACCCGGAAGCGTGGCATGGTCTGGTAGCAGAGGACGGCAGTTGCCATTACAACCACACGCATGGCGACGACATTTTCTCCGCAGAATTTGCTGATTACCCCGCCTGGCCATTTAGCCAGACCATCAGCTATCCACACCAGACACCCAATGAAAACGAGCTGAAACATGCCGGGTACAAAAACTATGGCTTCAGCACACCGGATGAAGATTGTGTCATCCTGAAAAATATTCCTGGCGTTGATGGCTGCGTGGTTGGCGGCCGTATCCAGCTACACGTGGTTGGAGGAGCCAAGGGGTTGGGTGTGCGCTTCCATTCGTTCTACGCGCAGTTCAGGATTCGCAATGATGACGGCAGCTTTGGCTATGTTGGCACTGGCGGCTGGTCTGACTTTGGCGTACTGCATTGCACCTATAAACAGGCGCATTGCCCGCTGGATAGCGACCCGAACAGTTTTAACCTGAACCAGCCGCCTTACCGCGCTGGCCGTGTAGGCGTAGGCGATGGCGTATCGCAGTGGAACAGCGGCTGCCACAACAGCAACCAGCAGCCATGCGACCATAACCAGGTGGCCAGCTACGACTGGGTGACCTTTGATGATTGGGGCGGCGTAAACCGGGATGATCTGACAGAGCTGCTATTCAGCGACGACCCAGAGCGCAATCATAGTACGCTGCGCTTCTACGAGTTCATCGTAATCACCCCGGCTGAGCTGGGTAACGGCCGTATCAACCATGAAGGCTTCACCGACCTGACCGGTGCCATTGATGCAAGCTGCACCGAGGCAGGGGCAGAGTGCGTGCCGCTCTTCATTGAAAATGTAGACGGCGGGATGCACGCATTCCGCGAGATAGTGGGTACATCTGGACAGCCGCCGCAGGACCGGTATTACCGGGAGTTTGACGTTTCACCTGCTGGCGAAAGCTGGATAGAGTACCCGAACTAGGAAAAGCAGCGGGGGATACGGCCGTGATGAAGGGGCGGTTTTCTTCTGAGGAAATCGCGGACTTTTTGCGCAACGGGTTTCCTCGGCGGGTTGTTTGAACAACGTGTTAGCTGGCATCTGCTAGCAAGGACAGGAACAATGACAAACAAAATGGATGAATTGAGAGTAAGGATCGCTGAGTTAGCGGAAGAAGCAAAATTGATTTGCCAAAATCGTGGCCTGGACATGGATAAAGTGACAATCATCGTCAGAGACGAGGCCAACCCAAATATGCACTTTATTGTCTCAAATGACGTTGGATGCAGCTATACATTTTGGCACAAGCCGGAAGATGTTATTCCAGATAGCAATGGGTGGGTGTTGGCGAATATCCGACCGGCTCGATACGGCGATGCACAAGACCCTGATTATTTGGCACTGGCTAATTTTGATGGCGTTGAATGGCGGACAAAATACGGCCGTACACCAGCGGGCTACAAAGTGATGGCGTGGTGTGCTCTTCCAACACCGGAGGATGCCGCGTTTCATGCAGTCAGCTAACTATTAGTGCAGGCGACGGAAGACCGCGCCTGACTAGAGCGATAGAGAGGGTTTGATATGACTGATTTGAAGCTGTTTATTTTTAATTCTGTTTATGAATGGAGTAACGATAATGCGGCTGTGGTTGTGGCAAGAACAACTGAGGAAGCCGTAAAGCTGTACCAAGAGGTTGGCTTCGAGGGTGTTGAGGGGCGTGATTTTACGGTTGAATCACGGATGATTGAAAACGGTTTAGTGATTGAAGCGAACGGGTTTGACTCGGCGACCGTAACTGTGGTGAGGGAAGGTGATGAATGTCTGGATTGAAAATGGCGAAGTCTTCGCCGGAAGAGATGGAACAGATGCTAGCGTTCTTTAATGGACTTGAAGCTATATTTGATGGCGAGTTTGAGATGTCGCCATTTGATGATTATGACATGGCGCAGGAAGAGGCTGTGGGCAAGTATGTAGTTGCGTGGTGGGAAAAGTTTTTGGATGTTTCATGGGGGCGATTTTACTGGGGCTTTGATACGCTGCTGCGCAGCATGGCTGATCCTGACTTGAATTATCTGGAGTGGAATCCTGAGATTAAAGCTGTTTTGGATGCGCATGAAGCCAAGATGGAACGTTTCTGTTTTACTGCGGAGCAGATTGCTGAAGCAGTAGATACCTGGGCGAACTTCACTGGATTTTCTGGCGAGACGGTTGTCCTAGCGCACGGGAATACGTGGCAGACGCATTATGCGCACATGAGCAGGGTAGATGTAGCGTGCGGTGATTACGTAAATCGTGGCCAGATCATCGGTGCAATCGGCCGTACCGGCGCGGCAAGCGTACCGCATTTGCATTTTATCGTTCGCAGCGATGGACTCAATTATGACCCGCTGCGGTGGCTGCCATGATGCGTATGCTGTGGATTGTATGGATTGTACTGTCTGGACCGCTGCCGCCCACCGGTGGCGAGGCGCAGAGGCCGTCTATTGAATGTTGGTCAGACGGCCGTGCCGACGTGCTGATCCTGGTCGATTATTGCCCCCCCACCCCACCGCCATTGGAAGAGATGACGCTGTGGTTGAGTTGGTACGACCCGGCTGAATGCTACGACGAAAACGGCCGTGTGATTGAGAATATCAATTGCGATGAAGACCCCACGGTGTTGGCCGGCGGAACGGCCGTCGCCGACCATCTATATGGCGAGGTGGTGGCGTGTGCGGCGGATTGGCCGCTGGGTGAAACGGCCGTCACCGTGCCGGGAATTGGCTCCTGGTTGTGCCTGGACAGAGGCGGGGACATTCGCCCCACCTACCGCGAGATTTACCACCCAGAGCGCGGATTTGTGACGATGTGGGTGCTGCCTATTGATGTGCTGCATCATGCAGACGACCCGCCCTGGTGGCAATTTTTACCGATTGCGCCAGAGGATTGGAACCTGAGCCATGAGTAGGATTGTAGAGCTATGCGAAATATGTAGCGAGAAGATTGACGGTATGGCGGTTGTGTGGCGACGTGGTTTTACGGCCGTTTGCTGCATGGGGTGCGCCTGTGAGATGGGTGACTTGTGCGCCCGTGGGATGGTTGATTTTTCACAGCCCGGCGCGGCTCAGGTGGTGGCTCATGTGGTGCTGGGTGTTACCCCAGCGGCGCGGATTTGCAGCTGGGAACGGCCGTCTTTTGACGATGTGACTGAGCGGCGGCTGGTTGAGAAACGGCCGTTATGGGAGGCATTGGCAGCGCAATGAGAAACAAGGTTTTCACCGTCAATGTGTCGGCTGATTTGAATTATCAGAGCAAGCCAGGATTGGCCATTGCCATGCGCAAGATACCTGACAAGGATCGGCGCGGTGCGCTGGGCTACAGGGTGCTGAGTGCTAGCGAGGCCAAAGACGGCCGTCGGCAACTGACCATCCAGGCGACATTCAAATGAGCACCAATGAGGTGGTGGCAGCATACGGCCGTTTCCTGCGCGAGGTGTGGCAACGGCCGTACCCAGCCGATTTGCCGAATCAGGTGCGCCTCTGGTGCCTGTTCTGGCAGCAGGTGAAAGCGTGTCCCCCACCCTGATTGTTTTCCTATGGGACTTATATACTTAAAGCAACAAAACGGGGTCGATAATTTAGCTGATTCGTTCTTTTTTGGCGTAAAGTCGGCAAATGTTGTCAGGTTCAACTCTGAATTTTGTCCCGTGATTCCTTAGCCCTTTGCTACCTGGCTTGGCCTCACGAGCATCAAAATCAATTTTTATAGTTCCCCTAACAACTTCATAAATGAAGTAACTCAATTGAAGATTCTCGAAAATATCTACCCGATCATAAGATATTTGCTGTTTGTTTCTGACTCCCCTTACCAATACTAAGCGGCGCAATTTTGCCCCGGCTGCGCTTAAAATGTCATCATCTGTCCAAAAGGGTATGGGGCCGTTACCTTGCAACGGCCGTACTTTTATTTGCCCCATATTGCCATCAACCCGGAAGCGGTCAGACTTTCCGGCGATAGTATGCCGAAAACTTAGCCGCCCTTTTGAATCTTTCCAGCCATGTTTGTTAACCATGTAACGCACAATGCCACGCGGCTGGGGTTCTTTGTGGAAAAGCGTTATCAGGTTAGTTTTGTTGGAATAGAATTTGAGTTCCCACCCCAGCGAATCAGGTATATCTTTATTGCCAGTTGTGAGACCTAGTAAATCCTCAAGAAAAATGCCGGGGGCTCCTGTCCCGGCATATCTTTGATCTGGCATTGTATAGGGTCCGTGTTGGACAATTTCTGTCAATTTCTCGAATAGTTCACGTTTGTTCTTTGGGGGACGGATGGGATCGGTCATTTTCCTAACATCTCCTTATAGGCACGAATTCTTTCTTCTGCCATTTTGCAGTAATCTGCGGAAATGTCAATTCCAATCCAGTCACGCCCTAATGCCTCGGCGGCTATGGCGGTGCTACCGCTTCCCATGAAGGGGTCAAGCACAACTTTTGCCTCTGTGGACTGTATACACTGTTGCGCTAATTCAACGGGAAATGATGCCGGGTGTGGATTATCTCGCTCTTGCGGAATACTCCATATGTCACCCGCTGCATTTGCTTTAGGGGCCAATTTGAAGTCTGGTTTGCAAATTAGATAGATAACTTCATAAGTGGGGAGAAAATAACCAGCGTTAAAGTTTATGCCGCCGTTTCGTTGCCAGATGATAATTTGACGAACGGGGAAGCCCTCAACAATATCTTGCCTATCTTGCAGCAAGCCGCCCTGCACACGCCATTTGTGATTGTAGAAGATCGCCCCATTTTCCGGCAACAATCGCATCATGGCGGTTAAACATTCACGCTGCCAAGCAACATATACATCATGGGGTAAATCGTCGGTGGTTGTGTCATAGCCGTTTAGCAATTCAGCATTGGACCACTTTCCACCCCTGCCATCTTTCATGCCGTTGCCTGTGCTATTTCTAAGATTGTAAGGGGGGGAAGTGACGATTAGATCAACCGATCCCGCTGGCATACGGTTCATTGTTTCAACTGTATCGCCAACATGAATCTTGTTTAACCACCGTCCCATTATCTTGCTTGGCACTTGGTTAACGGCAGCGGTTAGCAAGTCGTTAAAATCCATGTCGATAAAATGTGAATCTTTCATGCCGTCAACTCCTCATATGTCAATCTGTGCCCACTTGCTGAACCCAGTACAATATCTAACCGTTGGGCTTCATTATACTCCATCATGCCCCATCTGGCCTCGAATTCTGCCAAATAACGGTGCAAATGTTTGGCAGAAAAATGATGATAAATCCCAACATAACCACGCTTCAATAATGCCCAAAAAGATTCGATCCCGTTGATATGAACTTGCTCCCGGACATACTCGCCAATTGAATGACTTACACTGTCATGGGTGTATTGAACCAGACCTTTATAGGAACGGTGTTCGTCGCTGTAAACAATTGCGCCGGGGGTTACATTTTCTTCAATAAAGTTGTGAACGGTGGCTTTTTTGGTGTCATTAACAACGGCCGTTTTTACCCGTCCTGCACGCTCATGAACGCCAATAACAGCGATTTTACCAACTGGACCACGCCCAAGATTTAGCTTTTTGCTTTCGTGCTTGTTTTTCTCTTTGCCGCCTACGTATGTTTCATCGGCTTCAACGGTTCCATCCATCGGGCCGCCGTTATCAGTGAAAGCCCCGGCAACTTCTCTTAACCGACTAAGCATAAACCATGCTGTTTTTTGGGTAACGCCGATCTCTCTGGCTAATTGGGTGCTGGGGATGCCTTTACGGTTGGAAGTAACAAGCCAAGCTGCTGCAAACCACTTACGGAGCGGGAGGCGACTTTCTTCAAAAATCGTGCCTTTACGAACGGAGAATTGTTTCTTACAATCGGCACATTTATAACCATTGGAGCGGGTCACATTGTAGAATTTGCGGCTACTAGCGCACAGTGGGCAAATAATGCCTTTAGGCCAACGCAGTTTTTCAAGATGCTCTACACATGATTTTTCATCGGGGAAGGCTTCAAATAAATCGTATAAACTTTTGTAATTTTTCATCTTGACACTCCGTTGTATTTATAACAACCATTATACACTGGTTATTTGGTTGTGTCAAGTATATAAGTCCCTTTGAGTTTGCTATTGCATAATCAAGAATCTTGATTTATACTATGCACATCATATCAGTTAATTTAGTCACACGGAGAATAAAAATGTACACAATCACAGTCCACGCCAGCCCCCTTCAAACCAACGCACAAAGCATTCACAGCACGGCAAATCAGTACGGCCGTTTCCGCACTTATCAGGTTGTGGATGAAAACGGCCGTGTCGTCTACGAAGCTGACCCCGCTGAACTCGACGACCCCCAGGCCCTGGCCGAAGCCCGCGCGGATTGCCAGGATTGCATCGACGGCCAATGATCTACCTCGGCTACACCGACCACGAAAAGCATCAGGTCATTGAGCAGTATTGCACCGCTCACGGCATTGAGCACGTGGTCACTATCTCCCCGGAGAAGTTCCCCTTCTCCCTCGACGGCGCGGATAACGTTACGTACGAGAGCACCATCATGTACGTGACGTTTTACCGCCTGCTGCAAGAGATTCACCCCGGCTCGCTTATTGTGTTGAGCGAGTGCCTGCGGACGCAGAACCGGTACGATTTAACGTACAACTGCATCCGCAATTTCCTCAACCAGACCAACCACTGTCTTGTTTTCCAGCAGCTACCCCAAATCGACACACAAGAGGATTTCATGATCCTCTTTGACTTCGTGACTGGCTCCCGCTGGAAGCGGCGCAAGTGGGATATTGACCTGGTGCTGGACAACACCCAGGTGCAGGTACGGCCGTTACCCCTCGCCTTCAACCGCATCGACGTACCCACGGCGGCCAGCACCCAGAAAAAGTACCAGAAAGAAAAGGCGCGGCGCTTTGCCCAGCTGGGCGCACGTGACCCCCACACCCTGCCGCGCAATCTCTACCTGATTGGCGGCAAAGACAAGCTGGCCCACATTGACAGCCACGCCACTGGTCAGCTCTCCCTGTTTGACACGGCCGTTGGCCCACAGCAATATGTGGCCAGAAATCAGCGACTGAAGCGGGATAACATCGTTTCCTATGGCGATGTGGCGGAAAACAGCCGTTACACTGTCGTTGAGCTGCCCCACCGATTCATCGAGTTCAGCGACTTTATGCGGCGCACGGGGCAGACAGAACATGATGTGTTGGTGGCAGATTTGAAAGTGGATGATTGGTACTGGCAGCGGTACCTGGATTGGAAGGATCGGATTGATGAGACATATTCAAGTCTACAACAATGAGCAGAATGTAGTTGAAGCGGCGCGTGAGCGCGTGGCTTTCATCTTTGACCATTTTGAAAATATTCATGTCAGCATCAGCGGTGGCAAGGACAGCACCGTGCTGACCCACCTGGTGCTGGAAGAGGCGAAGCGGCGCGGTCGTCGCGTGGGTATCTTCTTCCTGGATGAGGAGGTGGTCTACCAATCCACCATTGACATGGTGGAATATCTCATGGAAGAGATGGCACCGGAGCATGTGATCCCGCTGTGGCTCCAGATTGAGTTTAATCTGACCAATGCCACCAGCCTGACCGAAACACAGTTCGTGCCGTGGGAAGCAGGCAAGCATAAATACTGGCTGCGGCCGAAAAAGGATTATTCAATTAAGTTTCCACCGTGGGACCGGGAAACGGCCGTCATTGCCGACAAGAACAAGGGCTTTGGCTTCTATGACGTGTTCGTCAACTTCGAGCGCTGCTACACCAACACCGCCTTCCTGGTGGGCCTGCGTGGCACCGAATCGCCCAACCGCTGGCGCACGGTCAGCAAGCACCCGTCCACCATCGGCGGGCAGCCCATCTACTGGGCCACGAAAAAAGGTGAGAACTTTTCGATGTACCCGCTCTATGACTGGAACTTCCACGACGTGTGGAAGTATATTTTTGAGAACAAGTTGCGCTATCACCGCATCTACGATTATCAGTTCAAGAAAGGCTACAACATTCAGGAGATGCGCATCAGCAGCCTGATTCATGAGAAGTCGTTCAAGGCTCTGGTAGATTTACCAGAGTTCGAGCCAAAAACCTACAACAAAATCCTGAAACGAGCCAAAGGCATTGGCCTGGCGCAAGAAACGGGCAAGAAGGCGAAACTGTTCAAGGCGCGGAAACTGCCAAAAAATTACAGCTCGTGGCGTGACTATCGGGACTTCCTGATTGCCACCCACCCCGACCCGGACAAGTGCGCCATCATAGCCCGTCGCTTCGAGCGACACCTGGACAATGAGTACGTGGCTCGCCAGCAGGTGCGCCAGCTCATCTTAAACGACTACGAAAACAACCTGCCCGTAGAGAACAAGCCCGATCCCCGTGACGAGTGGATCGCCTACTATATGGAGAATCTATAATGTTCATTGACACTGTAGACCAATACCTTGCATACCGCGAAACGGCCGTTCCCATCTACGTGCCCGGCAAGCGCAAGCGGCAAATTCTGATCCCCTGCGCCAATACCATCCTGGTGGCACGGCCGTTGGTCATTGCCAATACCTACAACCCCAACCACGTGAGTGACGACAAGGTGGAGCTGCTGCGGCAGTCTATCATTGACAACGGCTTTGCCTTCCCCATCGTCACCATTTGGGACGACGACACCCAACAGTTCGTGGTGGTGGATGGCTACCATCGCTATTTCGTGAGCGGCCCGAAGTGGTTGGGCATGAGTCATGTACCCGTGGCAGTGCTGGCCCACAACGCCGCGCAGCGTATGATTGCCACATGGCAGTTTAATAAGGCCCGTGGCAGCCATGAGGTTGACCTGGATGCGGACTTAATCCGGGCACTCATCCAGCAAGGCATGGATGAGGATGAGATCGTGAATCATTTGGGCATTGACCTGGATACGGTCCACCGCTACAAGCAGCTCACCGGCATGGCAGAGCTGTTTCAGAATGCGCAGTATTCGATGTCCTGGAACATCGTGGAGGTAGCCGACAATGGCAGCAACTAAATGGACATACGGGAATGCTTGGGAGCAGTTCCCGATTGAGCCAGGCGAGGTGTGGGGTATTCCGGCCAACGGCAGCCGCGTGGCTGTCCACAACATTTTTAATCCCCTGCCCCGCTTCATGCACGAGGCCGATTTGCTGTTCATTGATCCGCCCTGGAATCAGGGCAACCTGACCAGCTTCTATACCAAGGCTGGGCGGGACGATTACCAGGAGTGGCGTGATTTTACGGCCGTTCTTTTCCAGCGAATAAATGAAGTAAATCCGTCGATTTGCTACATTGAAATAGGCAATCAGTTTGTGGATGAGTGGCACGGCCGTTTAGCTGGCATGTTTGAATGTGTCCAGCGCTGGCCGGTGGTTTACTACCGCAAGCATCCAACCAATATCATTCGCGGCGGATTCGCTCCAATTGGCCACGACTTCACCGGTATGGATGAGGCCAAGGCGATTGACCTCATCGGGCAGATTGAGAGTTACGCCGTGATGGGTGACCTGTGCATGGGTCAGGGACTGGTGGGCCTTTCGGCCTGGGCCGCAGGACGGCCGTTTGTGGGCACGGAATTGAACAAGCGCAGGCTGGCAAACCTGCTGCAAAAACTAGCAAAGAAAGGGGCAGAAATCGCCAAGTATGAGGAGGCAGCATGAACGGAACACCAAAACAAGTGCAGGCGCGCGCCATGGAGATGGTGCGTATTCGGCCAATGAGCGAGGAAGCTAACCGGCTCATCAGCGCAGCCGTTGAGGAACACGGCTTCCCCAATCGCGCCGCCGCCTACCAGTTTCTGTTACAGACAAAGAAACTGATAGGAATAGACGTTGGCGGCGAGGTCCTGAACAACGACGAGGCTGTTGCTACGCTGATCCGGGAGTTTGGCTGCCATAAGGACACGGCGCGGAACCACGTGGCCAAAGCGGCTCGTCGTCAGCGGCATCCTGACTGGCAGCCGCCGACGTGGGGCGGCAAGCGGCCAGGCGCTGGACGAAAGCCGGATTACGTCATCGACGTAGCCAACGGCCGTGCCATCGTCAGCCAGAAGGTGGACGGTGGCTTTGGTTTGTTGGAGTACAGCGCCGCAGTCAACTGGCAGGAGTTGGAAGAACGTGCAGCGGCAGCGGTTGAGGCTGACGGCGGGGCAATCAATATCAGTGGCCAATATCCCTGCCCGGCCGAGTTGGCGGAAGCGGCCGTATGGGACGGCGAAGAGGCTGATGATGCGACTGATTGATCGTGTGCGCATTGCATTTGGCGGCATTCCTGATGATTTGCCTGTTATCGTGGCCGACCCGGTTGCCCGGCAAATTGACCAACTGCCGGGAGATACCTGGTCACAATCTCCACCGGCTGAGGCTTACGGCTGCGTGGCACCGCCGTTCAAGCGGTTTTTCGTGGAGGCAGAAACGGCCGTCAACCTGGCGGAGCTGGGCAGCATCGGCACGCAGATTATCCAGCGCGGCGTGCTGGCCGAGGTGCAAGAGCGCGGTAACGGCTGGCAATATGTGCTGACGCCTTTTATCTGGTATCAGCCAGCGGCAGGCTCCCCGGCAGTTGGAACGCATACGGTCAACGGCCGTATCTTCCTCAACATCGACAAGGCGGGGCTTATCCTGGATGATCTGGAGGCGGTGCGTACGGCCGTCTTTGACCAGACTCTATTGACGGCCGATAAGATGCGCTCCTATGTGTCGTTTCTGCCGTTTGTGCTAAAAGCCCTCTCTGTGCTGCACCAGCGCACGGTGGTGGAGCGTGTAACCCACACGCGGCAGCAGCGACGCCAGCACCAGCGGCGGCACAAGGCGGAGTTGGCTGATTACTACCTGCTCACCGTGAAGCCCAGTCCGCGCCTGGAGAGTATGGCAGACGTGGCCCAGCCGGTGGCCGCAGCCAGCAGGCGTGAGCATATCGTGCGCGGTCACTTTCGGTATTATGCCCCGGAACGGCCGTTATTCGGCCGTTACTCTGGCATGGTATGGATTGCGGAGCATCACCGAGGTGACCCGGATGCGGGCAGCATCCGCAAGGACTACCTTGTGGATAGCGAGATATGAAAACCATTGTCGATAATGTTCTCCCTGTTTCAGAATTCGGCAGTCGCTCAGTTAAGGTCGATCAGGTGCGCTACTATTATCAGGTGGTTGGCTACGATTGCCTGGTGCTAGTGTGCCATGACCAGAGCTATCCTGAGTGGAACGGGAAAACGGCCGTCGCGCTCTTCAACTTTGATAAAACAGACGGCCGTATCATCTGCGACCTGTTCCCCAATGCGCCCGCCCGGTGGCGCGATGAGCCACATCTAATCCAGGTGACTATCCGCTCTGTGCGCAAGCTGCCACCAGGCATAGCACGGCAATTCAGTACGGCCGTGCGCGAGGTGATAGGTGATAGCTGCTGAAGCTCTTGACAGCAGGTGTTAGCATGTGCTAACATCTGGCCTATGTCAAAAGACCTGCACCGCGTAAAGGTAACCGATGAGATGGATAAGCAGCTAAGTGCTTATTTACAATCACTAGACATCCCCCCCACCAAGGCAGATATTGTCCGCCTGGCCATTGCAGAATACCTTGAGCGGCACGGCTTTCCCGTTGAAGAGATTCATCCTCAGATTGGCGGGAATCGAAGCTAGTTTTTTGATTAGATGATGATTCGATGATGGAATAAAAAGGAACGGCCGTAGCTGGTGCGTCAACACCGGCTACGGCCAGAAACAAGCATCTCACCCGACCTGAGCAGCCCAGTGAGACGCTTATGTATAAGTATCCTTATGGATGCCCGGCTGCGCAACATTTGCAGCCGGGCTTTTTTATTTTGAAGGAGCGGGCGTGAACAATGTCAAGTTTATGGCTGGCATCCTGGCAACGTTTCTGTCGATGTTTCAGTACGCGCAAACGGGGTCGGTATTCTATTGTGTCCTTGGCGGAGCTGCCTTCTTCGGCGCTTTTGCCGCAAAACGGCGAGGTGGAAGATGAATATTTACGATTTGTTTAATGTCGGTGGGGTTGGCTCGCGGCCAGAGCCTGAGCCGGATAATTGGGATGACGTGATAATCATCCATAGGAAGTGGGACCCACGGGGTACCGCTACAAGCCCACTCGTGCGTCATGGGGATGAAGAGGCACCGCCAGACTCCATGCGAGCAGTGTGGCAGGCCGCTCATGAAGGTAGATTGTTGATTGTAGACCATATACCGCAGGTCCGCGCTGTCGGCGCTGACGGGCAACTCCTTAGCCTGGCCCGGCGTACGTGGCGCGAGCGCCACGGAATTAAAACCAATGTGCGGCTGAATAACGGCCGTATCGTCCTGCAAGATTAGCTGTGAGGTGAAAGATGACATTTGTTGAAGACATAACTAAATTATTTACTCGAAAAAGCACCCCCACGACGGCATTGGCGGTACGTCGGTCTCCGGCGAATGTCACCATCTACGATGCGCTTGGAACCAGCCTGGTTCCGGTGCGCCCAGAGCCGATCATCATCCCGTATTACCCAGAAGAATACCCCCCCGTTGTGATGCCATCCACGCCACCACAGACGGTGACAGCGCACAAGATCGTGCGCGTGACAAAGGACGGTCTTTTTATGTCCTTGGTCGATCTCATCGACGGCGGCCTGCCGCACATTTACGAGATTGGGAAGACGATACGGGAACCCGCCAGGCCGGATCATGCCGCCGGGTTGTTTGCTTACTGGCTGCCGCCGGGGGAGCTTGTGAAGCGATTTTTGCAAGGCCGTGACGGCCATGTCTTCGGCGAGCTAGAAGCAGGCAGTTATGGCCTGCTGGAAGTCGAGACGCGGGGGCCATTCGTGGCTTATACCAAGGAAGGTATGAGCCTGGGCTATGTGGAGTCGCCGATGGGAGGCGAAGGAAAGTTCGCCGCCAGCGAAATGACCCCCCGGCGCTTGCAAGCTCGGTTTTTGGTCGCCAAAGTGCACGATCCCTATCGTCGCCTTTGGCGCGTCTACACAACAGAGGTGCGCGGCGTAGCCGTGGACCAGAAAGTATTGATTGAGTCATAAGGGGAACTGGTATAGCCAGTATTGGAGCGAAATTATGAAAAAGCTTTTGCAAGTTATTGGGGGAATTGTCGTTTTTATGGGGTTGCTGGGCTGTGGTGCGCTGGTATTCGCTATCGTGCAATACGCTGGCCAAGCCAACCAGGTGCCAGCCATTATTAACAATGGTGCGGCCACGCTGGGGGCATTGTCGCCACCTCAAAGCGATGTAGTGGTTATTGAATATGTCACAGCAACGGCCGTACCACACGACACTATTCCAGAGCAGGCAACGGCGGTGCCTCTACCGACGCTGGCACCGCTGCCAACGTACACGCCGCTGCCACCGCTGCCCACTTATACGGCCGTGCCAACTGCCCCCCTGCTAACCAGCCTGCCGCTCAATGGGCCGTACTCTGTTGAGGAAATTGGCATCTGCCGGACCATCTGGGCACAAGGTCGGCAGAACAGCATGATTTCACCACAGTACGAACTGTGCGTGCAATTTGCGGGAGTTGCACCATAGTGAACGGCGACTTGGGTATGCTTCTGGCGGTGTTGGTATTTTGTCTGCTGCTGTACCTGGCAGTCAGGCAACTTGCCCGGCGCGTGCGTCGAAGCTACCGCAGGCGAGTAACGGCCGTCAGAAAGGCCCAAAGGAAAGCGAAGGGGAAACGGCCGTTGACGCGCCAGGAGAAGTTGGTCAATGCAGTGGTTTTGTTTAGGCGGCTGGTTCAGGTGTTGAACGAACGGCCGTAATTGATTTTGTTTTTAGGTGGCTCTTATGATGAATAAATTGATTGCTCTGGGTGCCCTTCTCCTGCTATTTCTGGGTAGTTGCGCGGTGGCAACGGCCGTTCTCAGCCCAACGGTGGACAGCGTAGCGCTGAACCTGGTAGACCACGCCACGCAGGCGGACCCACTTGGGGACGCCATGAAGGTGTACGAGACGGTTGGCGGTGGCAACGGCCGTACCTGGGCACCGATTGCGCTGACGCTGATTGTGGTTGCTGTTATTGGGAGCGTCTTGGCTTATCTAAAGCTAAAGCCAGAACGGGATAAGCAGGCTCGGCACTTGCTGCGGGAGCAGAAGCGGGGTTTGGGGGGGCAACGGCCGTCCACCCCTCGCTCTTGGGTGGTACCAACAGCCCCCACCCTGCCACGGGTGGATGAGTTGCCCATGCTGCCGGATGGGAATGATGATGGAAACGGCCGTAGTAATTGGTTAAATTGAGTAAATCATGAAGCGACTATTCTCTATTTCTCTATTGATTCTTCTGACCGCTTGCACCATTCCCACGGTGCAGCAGAGCTTGCCCGCTGGGCAGCCTATCCCGGCCTCTTGCACTTATGGTACGGGGCAGGACGCCAATGCCAACGCCACGGCCGCGTCGCGCTGCCAGCAAGATACGGCGGCTACGGTCATCGCTATCAATCAGGGAACGGCCGTGGCGCTGCAAGCGGCGGAGAATGAGCGGGTAGCGGCTACGGCTCAGGCGGCGGCTGTTGCAAGCGAAACGGCCGTGGCTGCCACCATTACCAGCGAATCCATCGAAGTGCGAATCACTGAGCTGGCGCTGGCGTTCCAGATGGGCGACGCCACGGCCACGGCCGGGCATCAGCAAACACGAAATGCAGAAGAATCCACCCGTGTGGCAGCCGTGGCCACGGCTGAGGCGGAGAGCTTGCGCTTGCAGCAGTTAGCCACGAAGAAGATGCTGGAACAGCAGGAAAAGACAGCCGCGTTTTGGAATGCGGCCAAATATGTAATGCTGGCAGTTTTGGTCATCCTTGTTGTTGGCCTGGCTATTTATATCGGCATGTGGGTCTGGACAAACCGCAAGCCGGTGCAGGTGGTGAAGGATAAAAACGGCCGTGTGATGCAAATCTTTGTGATGGCTCCCGATGGCGGCTTCCGTGCCCTGGCCAGGAACCAGACGCTGCTACAGCAGCCAGAGGTGGCTGGCTTGATCGAGGCCCCCAGTGGCCCCATTACACCCAGCTGGGACGCATTTATGCAGCATCGGGATAGATTCTCGGTGCCGGTGGGGATAGACGCCACCAGCCGCGAGCCGATCTTTATTGATCGGCGGCGCAATCCGCATATTCTTTTTGCCGGGGCGAGCGGCGCGGGTAAAAGCGCATCAGGCATCATCCCCTTCGCCCTGGCGATGTGGGGAGCAAATGCCCACGTGGTCATCGTCAACGGCAAGGGTGCCGATTACAACGCAATCAATGGCGAGCAAAACTTCACCATGTTTGCCCGGCCTGATGTGGCGGATTTGATACGGCCGCTCAGCGCCCTGCTTGATGCCCTAGAAAAAGAATACCAGCGGCGCGAACAGGTGCTGGCCCGCTACAATGCCAACGATTGGAACGCCCTGCCCCCCCACGCTGGCGAGTATGGCGAGATCGTTATTGTGTTGGAGGAGTTCCTGGCGCTTATTGAGAAGGCTGAGGAAGTGGCAAAAATGGCACGGATGAATCGAGATACGGCCGTTGCTCAGGACATGGAGATGGTGGTGTCTCAATTGTGGTTCCGCCTGTCTAGCTTGGTGAGCCAGGCGCGTAAGACAGGCATCTTCCTCGTTGTGGCCTTAACGGATGTGACCAATGATGCCATTGGCAAGCAAGCGGCCAAGCTGAAGCGGCAAATGGCACGGGTGGTCTACCGCATGAACAGCGCTCCTTCCAGCCGTTCCCTGCTGGATGTGGAGCGCGGCAGCGACTATGCCAACGGCACGGTGGGGTTTCCTACTGGCCAGTTTTTGATCAATACCGAGGGCCAGGTGCGGCACGGCGTTGCCTTCTATCCGCAGGATAGCGACATCGACAGCTTCCTGGTTTCTCGCCAGGTGCGCCCTGCCCCACTGCCCGACCTGGTGCTGAATGCTATCCAGACAGAAAGCGGTGTCTGGACGGTTGTTCAGCCAGCTATTGCTGCCCCTGGGCCACAGGTGCAGATTGGCCGGCCTGTGGCCCGTATGCAGTTGAATGGCCCGGTGACCCAGGCACAACAAGACGCCAAAAAGTTAGACGGCCGTATTGAGGAGTGTAAATCCATTCGGGATGCGGGGCGTGTTATTTATGATCTGGACGACCCAGCTGCTTCGGTGTCTGGCGACATGATGGACACCAGGGTTATTCCAGCGTTAAAATTCCGGGCGGTTCGTGGCTGTGAGCATTCTACCCGCCTGCTGGCTCGGAGTTCAAAGCATCAGCTTAATTGATTTCCGTGCGATTTTGCGTTTGTCGGAGTGCGATAGTGCGACGGGGTAAAATCGCACAGTTACCAGAGGTCGTCGCGTGCGATGCGACTGCGACGGCGCGACAAGCGACCCTCAAAAGGGTGTGTATGTGGTTTAATCGCAGTGTAACATTTTCCTTCACCCAAGCCACCGACATGGTGGCTTTTTTATTGAACGGCCGTATGTGGTAACATCCCGTCGAGGAGGAAGCATGTCTGATAAAACGCTAGAACCAATTGAGCAAAAAACCGTTCTTTTTTACGATGACGAGATCACGGCCGTTCGACTGGAAGACGGCCGTGTGTTCATTCCGGTTCGCCCACTCGTCGAGCGGCTTGGTGTGGATTGGAATGGCCAACGGCGGCGTATGAACCGTGACGCCGTGCTGAAAGATGAAGTGGTCTCCGTGGACGTTACGTCCACGCAGGGTGATGCGGAGCAGCGACGAGCCATGCTCTGCCTGCCGCTGGATTACATCAGCGGCTTCCTCTTTGGCCTCAATGCTGACCGGGTAAATCCTGACGTGCGCGACCGGCTCATCCGCTACCAGCGCGAATGTTACAAAGTTTTAGCTGAGGCGTTTCAAGACGGCCGTCTCACCACCGACCCGGACATCGACATCGAGGCGCTGCTGGCTCAGGATTCCCCAGCCGCGCAAGCGTATCAGATGGCCATGGCCGTGGTGCGAATGGCCCGGCAGCAGCTGCTCATGGAGGCGCGGTTGGAAACGGCCGTATCCACTCTGGATGAGCATGGCACGCGGCTGGACCAGCTGGAAGCGGCCGTATCTGGCAAGCATGTCACCGAAGCACAGGCCAGCCAGATCAGCCAGGCGGTAAAAGCCGTGGCGCTAGCCATTGGCAAATCAACAAAGCGCAATGAATTTGGCGCGGTGTATGGTGAGCTGTATCGGAAGTTTTCGGTTAGTTCCTACAAGGCCATTCCCCAGCGCAGGTTCAGGGAAGTGATGGATTTCCTCAACGAATGGCTGCAATCTCATATTGGCGACGCGCCATTCTAGTGGTATCATTTGTTCTCTGTGGCCACTCCTCCCCAAACTGGCACGAGAGAGCCTAACGAAAGTTAGGCACGCGACTGGAACATACGAGGCCGATGCGGCCACCATCGGTAAAAGAGGCAAGACCAATGCCCATTGGTCTTGCCTCTTTTTTGTTGGCCCATTTTCCCCACACTTTAACGGGTTTTGAAATTGGTACTTGACAGCTTTTATTGTATCGGGTACAATTCAACTAATTCAGACAGCCGGAGAGACGGCAAAAGGAGATTCAAAATGAAATTTAAATTAGTAAGTTACACGGCATCCGTATCGAGAAGATCACCGCGAAAGGCGCTTCTCAACACAGATACAAACGAATTGGTTGAACGGGTCGGGTTTGCAAATTTTGGAATGTATGGGCATATATCCTTCTATAATGGAGCAAATATTAACACGACCGATACCCGCAAGAGAGAATGGTTTAATGAGGCCATTTCGTTGATGCAAGCGGGAAAGGAGTTTGAGGTGCCAGACTCCTATTTCCCCACAGTCACGCGAACCCCATCTTTGATAGGAAAGGTTGAAATATTGGTTCGGTAATCCCGCCAAATAGCCAGCGGCTCAAGAATCGCCTTTTGCGATTAACCCAAACAAAGGAGAATCTCATGAAACAATACGACTTATACATCTTTGACGTAGACGGCACAATCGCAGAGCGGGACACCACCGAATTGCTACCCGGCGTGGCAGAATGGTTCGCACGCAATCAGACGGCCGTTTCCCTGGCCACCAATCAAGGGGGTGTAGGCTTACGGCATTGGATGGAGACCGGAGGATTCGGCGGGGCTGATAGATACAAATACCCGCCTGCCGAAGAAGTCAAAGACCGTCTATATAAAATAGCCCACAAATTGAGCGTGAGTATTGAATCGGTATATGTGTCATTTGCCTACCAATCTAAAAGAAGTGGTGAATGGTCACCTGCAATGAATGATATTGATGGCGATCCGTTGGAATGGTGGGCACCAGAGTGGCGCAAGCCTAATCCAGGTATGCTATTAGCGGCTATGGAATACGAGAATACTACCAATGCCGTGATGGTTGGCGATAGCGATGAAGATGAAGCAGCCGCCCGCGCCGCTGGTATCGACTTTATCCATGCAGATGATTTTTTTGGGAGGAAGTAATGCCAGCCCCAAGAGGAAACACCAATGCAACCCGCGACGGATACTCAGATAAATTCCGCATTCGTGTCCCCGAAGAGGGCGACTTGAGGGACATTGCGGGGATGGATAGCCCGTACGAAAGGGGGATCGCTTTGATCGGGTATCTCATCTGGAAGGAATCGCCGGAAAGCGATGAAAGCAGCTTCATCGAATGGATGAAAGAGCAGTGCCATTATCATGGCATTGAAATCGAATAGAAAAGTCACGGTCCGGCTAACCACCGGGCTTTTTTGTTGGGTGGGGAACGGCCGTTTTTCAGCATCCCCTAAAACCCGCCTATTTTGCGCTGTACGGGGCGACGGCCGTTCACGGATGGTTCTACGTTTTGCGCGGGTACGGCCGAATTTGCCCCTTGCGTTTACTGTGTATACTCTGTATACTGCTGTAACGATTATATATTTTGTATATCTTGTATACAAATCACAAAAGGAGTGTGACCATGAGTAATAAAGCAGTAATTTACGCAGTAATCAACCGAAAGGGGGGCACAGGAAAAACAACTTCGTCTATCAATTTGGCAGATGAGCTGAATCGCTTCTTGCGCCAGTCGGGCAGCGGTGCCGACTTCAATGTTCTTGTTATCGATCTCGATCCCCAGGGGCACGTGGCTAAAGCGCTGAATGTTGACCCGGGCGATAGATGCCTCAGCCAGCTCCTTACCGGGCAGGCGACGGTTCGAGACGTCATCATGTCTGCCAGCACACCAGAACACAAGCGCCCAGGTCTGTGGTTGATACCTTCCTCTGATGCGTTGGCCTCAGCAAAGAAGCAGCTCATCGCCAGGGAGACGATGGCGCTAGTAATGGCGAAGTATGATAGCCACATCGACGCAGTAGATACTGACACCGTGCTTCGTCACTACCTGGAGCCGTTGCGCAAGGCTTTCAAGTACATCATTTTAGATTGCCCCCCAACGTTGGACAGCCTGCAAGCGGCCGTTTATGACTTTGCCGATCATGTCATTGTGCCGGTCAAGACTGATTACCTGGCAGTGGCCGGCACGCTCCAGCACACCCAGAACATCCTGGATGAGCAAACGAAAGGAATCAACATCCAGATTCGTGGCATCATTCCCACTTTTGTTGATACCCGATCCGGGCAGACCAAGCGCGTGCTGCAAACGCTGGTCAAAACGTACGGCCGTAACCGCATCTTGCAGCCCATTCCTCACACCGTGAAACTGGCCGAAGCGCCAGAGTTCGGCATGACCATTTTCGAGTACGCTAAGTCAACAGGAGATAAATACGCACAGACAGCGGCCGCAGCGTACGGCCGTATCGCGGAGGCAATTGCATGACAGATGATGATAGATTAGACAAGCTGGATAATATGTTGGGCACTACCCCAAGGAATAGGGGGGGGAAGTCCCGACTAGATAAAACGGAGTTTAGCCAGAAGGATATCAAAAAGGCTACTGGGGCGAAGGCAAGCGAAGGAACCACGGTTATTTCCTTCCGGGTGCCTGAGCATATTGAGAGGCTGGCCATTGAGGCTGCGGCCCAGCAGCGCATCCCTTACGCCGAATTTAAGAAGGCAGCTTTTTATCGTGGTGTGATAGCCTTTGCTATGGACGGTGAAGAGGTGCCGATGGATTACGGCCGTACGGTTAGTGCGGCCGTGCCTGATGTGAGGTGAGTGATGTTAAAAATGCTTGAGTATTATGCGGACAATGAAGAAAAAGCGGAGTTTCTTCAGGCGGCAATTAAAGCACACGATTCTTTTTTTGATCGTCACTTATATGCTATTGAGGCGCTGGATTGCAATCAAAACAGGTGGTTCAAAATTGGCTATACTAATTCGCTGTGGCGGCGTTTTGTCGAATATGATTACCCAGCACATTTTAGACATAGAGGTATCACTCACATTGTTCACATCATGACAATCAGTTTTGATTGTGGCGGATACAGCCATAAATTGGCAGAGCAATACATTCACAGTCAGTTACTGAAATACAAGGAAATGGTTAAAGGCCGCAGAAGTGGAGGGGATTGGTTTACCAACCGAGATGCAGGCGTGGATGCGGATGATTTTCGCAGTCTGGTCCACTTTCACTTAAGCACGGTCTTGCAGAGTGGCTTTTGCTACCAACCATCAGGTGGCATTTCCCATCTTGTTGGGATCAGGGATTTTCTACCAGCAAGGCAGGATTTGCCGTTACTGCTTTTTGAACCATGATTGACCTGACCCCCACTATCCAGCACCTCATCGGCCAGGACACGGCCGTAACCCGCCTCACCACATCCAGGCTGGCCGGGCTGGGCCTGGGCCACGTGCGCACGCCCGGTGCGCGCACAGATGACACGCACAGGCTCACCATTAGCCGCGTGGGACGCTGGCCAACGGATGAAGAGGTCAGGATAGTGAGGGATGCGATTACGGCCGTTACGCGGCAAATTTCGATTGAGCAGGAACGGCCGTATGAGGACGGCGATCATCGTTGCATACCGCTGACCTGGCAGCCGGTGAATGTGCGCGACTTCTTCAGCTTGAGCAAAGCGGAGCAGTCGCGGCTGAGGAAGCAGATGAAATGAGCTTTGTCGAGATAACTTACCCAGATGAGTTGATTGCCATGTTGCAGCCAGGCACGGCCGTGCGCGTGGATTATGGCAAAAACAATATTAATAACGAGTTGCGTCATATTCGAGCCATAGTAGATGATGATCAAGTCGTGTATAAGGTTTGGAGCCCACGCAAGCAAACATGGCAGTATCACGTAAAATGGTTGTATGGGTTCCTGCTTATGTACAAGAATGGGAATCTGCTCCCACGGTAACGGCCGTATCCCACCAATCCCTATAGAGGAATCAAAAAGACCAGCGGGTGCTGGTCTTTTTTTTGCCT